TATATGTTAATGCCAAAAGAGTATATAAGTAAATATACTAAAGAATATAATTTTTACATAAGAATAAAACAGTTTACTTTGATAGGTTTTATATGTTATTTAATATATTATTTTTGTTTTAAATAATATGAGAACAATCAAATTTAGAGGATTTACAAAAGATTCTGAATAAAAATGGGTAATAATAAATAGTTATGGGAAGAAGTTATAAAAAAGTTCCTGCTATAAAAGAAAAAGAGATTATTGAAATTTGTAAGAGTAAGTGGTTAGAAGAAGTAACAAATGCATTATTTTATTCTTCTAAAACTCTAAAAAATAGAATAAAAGAAAAATATGAAGAATATTAAAAAAGAAAACTATCCAAGTTGGTTAGTTCCAATAGAAATAGCAAAAAGTTTAAAAGAAATTGGATTTAACAAACCTACTCAAAACACTACATCTTCTGATATATTAGAGAGTAAGAGATATAAAGAGGAAAACAAGATATATTCTCAAAATTACATTTTGAAAGAAAGTTCTTATGATGCAAATAATACAAAGAGGGGTATTTCTATACCTACTTGGGAACAGGTTTTTGAGTGGTTTAGAGAAAAAGGTTTTAGAATTACATTGGAAAATCATAAAGACTCTACCAAATTTATTTTCTACAATATGAAAATAAAAGAAGGTAAACATTTTAAAGGTGAGTTTTCAACTTACGAAGAAGCAAGAGAAGTATTAGTAAAAGAACTTATAAGAATATATAAAAATGAAGACAGTATTTAAAAAGGGTCAAAAGGTTTACGACCAAGTAAATTTTCCTAATATAGAGGGAAAGATATTGAGATTATATAGTAAAGATTGTGAAAGTTTTCCTATAGAAGTATATTTTGGAGAAACACTCATTTGTTATACGATTGATGGAAGAATTGATTTATATAGTGTTCCAACTCTTTCCACCAAACCTTACAAAGTAGAATTACAAGGCTTTGAACAAAAAGCACCCGCACCAACGTATGGGGAAGCACTTGTTAAGGCAAAAACAAACTTTAATGGTTATCCGTCGTATGAGTTGGCTATGGCTGCGGAGGCACTACAAAAGTTACTTTTTCTTAGAGACTATTACAATAAGGATTGGAGACCTGATTGGAGTAATACTAATGTGCTGAAATATGTTATAATTGTATCAAGGGAAAAAATTGAAATAGATAATACTTATAACATTAAGAGAATACTTGCTTTTAAATCTAAAGAAATCAGAAATAAATTCCTTGAAGAACAAAAAGAACTATTAGAAATCGCAAAACCTTTATTATGAAACACAATATAAAAAATTTTTCTATATATGAAGATATAATAAAAGATAACTTATATAGTAGAATGCCTATAGTAGATTTAGAATTATGTTATAATAATGATAATACCTATTATAGTGGAATTAATATGAAATTAAAGAATGGTAATAGCTTCTTTATTACTTTACAAGGTTTTTTTGAATTTTTACAAGAATTAAGTGGTAAAAATAAATGTTAATATCTTTGGAATCCATCAAATTTTGATATAAATAAGATAGATGTAGAAGATATAAATGATTTGCCAAAATCACATATAGTTCCACTAAGTAAAATTACAGAAGATGAATTAAAATACATAACTATTGTTTTTCGTAGTTAATATACAAACTATAAATGTGTTATTATGATAAAAACAGAAAAAGAAATTGAAGAGTATATAAAAGAGCTAAAAGAAAAAGATTTAAGTTTACTGGAAACAAAATACAATGAAATGAAAGATGAGATAATGGAATATAATAAAAATTTTTTAGTATTAAAATCAATATTTAATTTTAATAAAGATGTTGTTTCCAATTTTATTAAAAATTTATCATTTTATAATGAGTATTTATATTGTTGTACTGAACAAGATGGAAAAATTTGTATGGGAGAACCTTTTGGGCAACTAGTTAATAAGAATTCAATTTTCCCAAAACATATACAAGATATAGCAATACAATGTTTTGAAAGTTTCTATTCAGAGGAAATGCATAATATTTTTATAAATATTGAAAATGAGTTAGTATGCTTAAAATTTAAAAAGAAAGACCATACAGAAAAAAAGGACAATCATTGGTTTAAATACACTTCAAAAGAAGTGTTTATATTAAAGATTGAAGATTTTATTAAAATATAAAAATATTTTATAAGTTGTTTAGTTATGAAAATAGATATGATAATAAACCTTATAAACAAATATAAGGAAGAACTAAAAGGACATTATAAAGAAGCAGGAAGACTTGAAGCTGAAAGAGAAAGCATGCATGAAAAATTCACTTATAGTGAAGGTAACAATGATGCTTATATAAATGCTAAGGAACAATTTTTAGAAGAGTTAGAAGAACTTAAAGAGTACTATAATGATGGATACTGAAGCTAAAAAGAAATTCTTTATAAAACTTTTATGGTATAAGCTTAATCTAGCTGTAATTGATGAACAAATAGAGATTGAGGATTGTAGTACATTCGTTAAAATTGAAGCAGATGTATTAGACATTAGTAATAAGTTCTTTGATAGTAAAGAAATGTTTGATAATTGGATTAAAAAGAATAGAGAATATTCAAATTATAAAACTATAAAATTATCATTATTAGATTTAATTTTATTAATAAATGAAAAATAACATCAAAGCAGAAATCATAGCTCATAGTAAAAGAGCAAATACAGGTGAAGAGATAATAACTTACAGATTAACTTTTCCAAGAATTATATTGAGTGAAGTGAATACTTATAAGATGTTAGAAAAGAATACTAGTTCGTGTTTATCTGGAGATACCTTAATTACTCTTTATGATGAAAAAAGTAGGAGATTTTTCGATATGGAAATTAGAAAAGTCTTTAAAAATTTTATTAATAATGAAGTAAATTATAAGATTGTTTCTTTTCTTGAAGATGGGAGCAATGCAGGCTGTTTTATTATACAAAATATAAAAACAGTATTTTCTTCAGGAGTAAAGGATATTTATAAAGTAGAACAGAATAATATATATTCACCTTTAAAAATTACTGATAAACATAGACTACTTACTGATAAAGGTTGGAAAACTCTTCAAGATTATAAAAGTTCAAATAATAATGAAATAAAGATAAAAGATAATCTATTAGCATTAACTTGTAATGAAGCCTTATACAATTTAAAAAAGGCTGAAAATAATATTATTTCTACTAAATCTTTAGAAAGTAGATTTAAGCTATTAGATGAAATATCTGTTATTTCAGTAGAACATATAGGTAAAGATGAAACCTATGATATAGAGGTTGATGGTGAGTATCACAATTTTATAGCTAATGGAGTTGTTGTTCATAACTCTCGTGCTATACCTTTTGATAAAATGGTGGAAGTTGTTGAGAAAGAACCTTTTATCCCCATTGCTTGGCAATTATCACACAAGGGAATGCAAGGTATTAAATATATTACAGACCCAAGAGTAATTGGATTTAAAGAAATGAGATGGTTAAATGCAAGAAATGGGGCTGTTGATTATGCAAAATCATTAGTTAATGATGATGTTACTATTAAAAAATTACTAAATACTTCTGATAGTAACAAATTATCTAAGAACTATGGAAACAGACTTCTCGAACCTTTTATGTGGACAACTCAGTTAATCACAGGAACTCGTGAGTCTTTTGAACATTTGTTTGAACAAAGATGTCCTATTTACAACGTAGAGAACCTAAAATTCATTTCAAAGAAAGACGCTATATTTTTATTTCCTTCCTTAAAAGATTTGACAGATTTGGAGTGGCTACAGCGTAATAAAGGACAAGCAGAAATCCACTTTATGGACTTAGCTGAGAAGATGTATGATGCTTTAAATGAATCTACTCCTGATGTTTTAAAAGAGGGAGAATGGCATATACCTTTTCAAGAGGAAATATGGAAAGGAAAACAAGCAGAAAAATTAGAAGATGTTATCAAAATGTCTTGTGCTATGACAGCTCGTGTAAGCTACACAACTATAAACGATAATGAAGTTCTTACATTAGAGAAAGCTAAAAACATATATGACAAGTGTGTTAAGTCAGGACATTTTTCAGTTGTTAGCCACTGTGCTAAGTGTATGGCTTATGAAGAGTATGAGAATTGGTATAAAGGTTTTATGAAAACTACTTATTATTTTGATGAAAATGGCAAACAACATAGAGTTATGGATAGTGAAGATTTTCATAAAGCTAAAGGCTATAATAAAAACTTAAGAGGCTTTATAAGTCTTCGTCAATATATAGAAGATAGTGTTGAATTAAAAGATATTTAATATGACAGAAATTATAAATGCAGAGGATTTAGTATTTAAAGTTGGGCAAAGGGTGTTTGATTATATGTTTGGTTGGGGAAGAGTTGTGAGAATTGATAAAATAAGTGAAGATATAACAGTAAGTTTTGATAGATTCTTACAATACTTTTATTATACAAAAAGTGGTCGTTTATATTTTGACGAAGAAGTTTCATTAAGAACAACCCTATCTACTAAAAAATATTTATTAGACGGAATATCAATAGAAGAACAGTTAAGATATGAAGACTACATTGGTAAATGGGGTAAATTTAAAATAGATAAAAATGCTTTTATAATTAGCAAATTAGACAATGTCAAATATACTGATTATAATATAGAATTTAAGTGTGACTTCGGGGAATCTGATATGTTTGAACCTCTCACTGATGAGGAGATTAAAGTATTAAAATTATATGATAAGTAAGATAGTAATATTAATAGTAACAACTACTATTTTTCTTAATATGTATATTGTATTAAGAAGATTAAGAAATAAAAGTATTAATTATATTAAATGGATTAAAGTTATGCCAAATGAATACTTTTATGATTCATTGAAGAATATGATTAGAGACATAAAATATTATTGTAATATGGAATTATTCTTATACATAATCTATATTAATGCTCTATACTTATTAATATTTAGACACTATATATAATATGAACTCAGATATTTTAATGCTTACAATAACTGTTTGTTATTTTGTTTCAAATATAATAAATAGATTTATGTATTATAAAAGTAGAGAAAAAGAAGTAATTTAAAGATGTGGATTTCTTTTTTATTTATACATTAATTCAATAAAACTACTTATTAGAATTATAGTTGGAATGGTATTTATAGCTATATTAATTAAATTAACCCTTTACACGTATTATGAAAAATAAAAATTTGTTTATTTGGTTATTAATAATAACAATAATTGTAATAGTTATGTTTAATATAAAATCTTGTAATGATACTATAAAAAATAATAAACTAATAGAGTCTCTTAATGACTCTATTAGTTATTATAAAGACAAAAATGGTATCTTACATTCTAAAATTTCTGTTGTAGAAGTAGAAAGAATGAAAGATTTTACTAAGTTAAATCTAACTAATAAAGAATTAAAAGAACTACAAGAATTAGTAAAGAAGTATAAAAATGTAAAATCAGCTACTATTATAAAAACTGAAACTAAGATAGTAGAAAAAATTGTAAATAAGACTGTTTTAGATACTATTTCTAATACACCTATATATAAATCCAATTTTAATTTAAAAGGTTATATTTGGGGAGATATAGTAGCAAAAAAAGATACCACTGATATTAAAATTAGTATAAAGAATGATTTTAATATAGTTACTTACAAAGAAAAAGGTAAGTTGATATTAGATGTAAGTGATAAAAATCCATATAGTGTTACTAAAACACAAAGAAGTTATATTAATATACCAAAACAAAAAAGATGGGGGTTGGGTATAAATGCTGGTTATGGTATTAATAATAGTGGTTTAAGTCCATACATAGGTTTAGGTGTTAATTATAGTATTTTAAATTTCTAGTTATATATACAATAAGTAAAAGTGAAAAAGAAAAAGTACTAAAATATTTAAACTTAAATTAAAATAATTATGTTAAATTTTTTATTAGAAACTGTTTTTAATCCAGAGAAGACTTACAACTTGTTTTTATGGATAGATATAATAGGAGGTCTTATTGTGATGATTTTTAAGATTAGGAAGGAAGTTAAGGAATATGAAAGAATAGAAGGAGAGAGTTTGGTTAGTGGTATTGCATTAGCGTTGATTGGTTTCATACCCATATTTAATGCAGTATTAGTGTTGTGCGGTGTTGTGCTTGTAGTGTTTATTGTTATTTCAATATTCTTCGAATATATTTTTAAAAACCGCAAACAAGAAGAGGTTGATAAAGAATAAATTTGGAAAATTAGACAATATGTTGTATAAATATTATGAAAAGTATTAAGAAAATTGTAAATACTCAAAAAATAAAGTAAATGAAAACAATATTTAAAGAAGGTCAAGAAGTATATGATAATTCTTTTAGAAGAGGTAAAAAAGGTAAGGTTAGATTCATTAGTAAAAATAAATTTAGAAGTTATATACTTATGGATTTTGAAAATGCTTCATCTGCTCTGTATACTCTTAATGGTAATTTAATTAATTTTAATGGTGAGATTATAAGAGCAACACCGACACTATCAGTTTTTGAAACTAAATATATAAGTGAAGAAGATTTTAATAAAATACCAACTGTAGAAGATGCTCTAAAATGGTTAGAACTAAAAGGTGATTTTTATATTAATGGATTAGATTATAATGAAGAGTTATATACAAGTGAAGAAATGTATAAGGCTTTTGAGGCTTTGAAATATTTAATTATTTTAAGAGAATATTACAACGAGGGTTGGCAACCTGATTGGAAAGATAAAGACGAAAAGAGGTTTTTTATTGAAGTTTGGGATATTGGGTTTTTTGAAGAAGATAGCTACAGAAGACAAAGACCTTTGATATTTAAAACACGTAATATCGCAAAAAAATTTATTGAGGAACAAAAAGAACTTTTAAAGATTGCTAAACCTTTATTGTAACTAACAAAATAAATAAAATGAAAGAAAAAACATTAACATTATCTGATGTTCATATTGAACATCTAGAGAAAGATTATAAAGAAATAAAACATTTATTCAGAAGTGAGTACAAAGATGATTACACAAAAAGCAGAAATGAAAATTACAATAATGTATCTAAGAGACTTTCAAAAAGAAGAACGCTTGGAAGAAAGTAAATACACTGATGAGTTCTTTGAAGGGTTTTCTCTTAGAGATTGGGTTGCTTGGAATAGTGAAAGTGGTTTTGAATTGGTCTACGAAGATTCAGAAATAATAAAGAAAATTAAGGTTAAAAATGGTAAATAACTTAGATTACATAAAATTTAGATTAAAGGAAGTATTTGATTTAAATAACAAAGATTTATTTTTCCACGTATTAATTTTACAAAGAAAGAAAGAGGTTGATGGAATAAACAAGAACTCTAATGTTATTAAATCTTATGCTGTAAAGGATTTAGAATATTTAGAAAATAAACTAAATAATGAGATAATTCCTATATGTAATAGTCAGAATGCCAGAGCAATGATAAATCTCAATCCAAAGAGTTTTAAGAGAGTTTCTCATTCTATGTTAAGGAGACTATCAGAATACATAGAAAATGATTTTTATGAAGGTGCTATTATTAAATTATTTGATAGTTGTGCATCATCTTCTTCAATCAATAAAGAATTAGGCATTGAGAAATATTGGTTAGTAGATGTTGATTATAAAGATATTGAGATTTTTAGAAAAGTACAATCTATTATAAACTTTTGTGAACCTATAAAACCTAATATACAGAAAGTAAAAGGTTTTACTAACAGTAAAAATGGTTATCATATTTACACCACACCATTTAATTTAAAAACTTTTGAATCTTATAAAATTCGTTATAAGAATATAGAACAAGTGGAAATAAAAAAGGATTGTCTAACTAATTTATATATACCTTAATATGACAAAAAGTAAATTTAGAATTGGGGATAAAGTGTTTTATCACTATTATAAAGATAAGCCTTTTAAAGGGTATGGTATTGTAGATAATATAACTACTGTATATGAAGAGGATAATAAATATGATATTATAGTAGTAAAATTTTACTATAATGACAATTTAGTTTATGCAGAAAGAGAATTTACATTAGATGGAAAACTATCTAAAAATCTAAATCAAGTGTTATTTCATAATGAAAAAGAATTTGAAAAGAAATATTTATCTTACTCTCCAATAGAGACTCATTTCACTATAAATTCGGATAAATTTGAGATATTTAAAGGGTTAATTAACATAAGAGATTTATATAATGGTGATTGGAAACCAAAATTTAGAACATCATATAGTAATACTTATTTATATTGTATTGATGACAAAATAAAAATATGTTTTACTTGGGCTGAAAGTCGTGCATTTATCTTTAAATATGAAGAATTAGCACTTGAATTTTTAGATACATATAAAGAGTATTTAAATTTAATAAAAGATTTAATATGAATAAAAATATTATAGTAGTATCTGGAAAGAAAGGTTCTGGAAAAGACACATTTTCTGATATATTTATTAGGAAGAAACTTATCAAAGAACTTAGTGAAGGCACAGATTTTTCAAAGATAGTAGATTTTGAGAAACTATCTTTTGCTCAACCTATAAAAGAGATATTAAGTATTATAACAGACAAAACAGTTAAGGAGTTAGATGAAAACAAGAGTTGTAAATTAGAATTTGAAGATAAAACTGTTAGAGATTATTATAGGTTAATAGCAGATTCTTTTAAAAAAATATTTGATGAAAACATTTGGGTTAGACTGTTAGTTAAGAAAATAGATAAAAATAAAAGGTATATTATAACAGATTTAAGATTTAAAAATGAGTATGGTATACTTTTAGAAAAATTTAATCCTGTTTTTATTAGAATTAAAAGAAATGTAGAAGAGGATAACCATATTTCTGAAACTAGCCTAGATGATTTACCTGATAGTAATTTCGACTTTATAATTAATAATACTGGAAATATAGAAAATTTAGAAAGAGAAATTGATTTATTTATTGAAAAATTAGATAAACTATGACAGCTAAAGAAAGAGGTGCTTTAATATCAAAAGTAATTAGAGAATATCAAGATAAATTAGAAAGACCTTTAATAGGTGAATTAAAATACTCTATATTATATAACCCAAAAATAACAGATGACTTAAAGGGTTTAATAAAAGAAAGCACACCAGTATCTGGTGAGACCTTTATTGGAGATATCTATAGTATTGATAATATAAAAAATATATCTAATGATGATATCGAGGATTATTGTAGTGAAAACAATATTAATACAAAAGATTTAACATCTGAAATAGATAATTTAGTTGAAAATTCAAATGTTTGGAATTATCAATATATAGAATTTTAATATTATGACAGAAGAAGAAAAGAGATATATTAGAAGGAATATATTTGAAGAGAACTTAAAAGCAAAAGAAGAAAACCCATTAATGGGAAAAATGGTTTACAGTGTTCTTTATAGACCTAATATTACAAAAGCTTTTAAAGATTTTATAATAAATAATGTTAAAACATCTATGAAAGATGATAATGAATATCTTTACTCTATAGATGATTTGTTCGAAGCTTGGGATTTATGTAAAGATGATTATTCTCATCTTACTGAAGAAATGGAAAAGTTAGATAAAAATTGTGAAATTTGGGGATATAATTATTTAGAATTTTAATATGGCAAATATTATAGTAAAATACTTAGATGAGAAAAGACAATTTAATGTAGAAAATAAACCAGTTATACTAAAGTATTTAGTATACTTATTTGAACAGAAAATGAATATTTCTTATTATGAAAATGTTGAATTTAAAGTAAATGATAAAGTTATGTATAGTGGAAATAAATTAAAATTAGATTCTATGATTGGTTTTAATTTAGTTGAGAGTAATAAATATGAATTAATATACTATTAAATGGAAGCAGTTAATATTTTAAAAGTAGAAAGTAAACACAAACTATTTAAAAAAGAAGAAGAGGCTAATACTGTAGAACTAATTAATTTAGAAGGTGTTGGTTTTGACTTAATAGTACAAAAAGATTTATATCAAATTGGAGATTTAGTCGTTTATATACAACCTGATTATTGTGTAGAAAACAATGAATTATTCTCTGAATTTGTAGCACCTAAAGGAGATATGTCTAAATCTTATTTAGGTAAAATAAATGATATACCTTCTAGAATTAGAGCAAAATCATTTAATTTATCTAAAACACCTAATGGTAAAAAACTATATTCTAATGGTATTGTATTACCACTTAATTTAGTACAAACATTTATAAATGAGAAATATGGTTATAATAAAGTTAGTATTACTGATGCTTCTAAATTAGGTGTTTATAAATATGAAGAACCAATAGATGATAATAGTGATTTGGGAGAATTTCCATCAGGTTTTTATCAAACAGATGAAGAGAATATTAATAATGTCTGGGAAGAATTGAAATTTCCTATATTTCTTATTGGTACTGAAAAAGTTGATGGTAGTTCTATAAGTATATCTTCTAAGCATATTTGTACAAGAAATAGAACTATAAAAAGGTATATTAAAATACCAAAAGGTAAAAGAAAAAGAACTTTTTGGGAAATAATAACTTTTCAAAAACCAGATTTAACTGTTTATGATACTGTTGAAAACAATAAAAGTAATTTTATTAAAATAGGAAAACAATATCAAGATTTACTAATATCTCTAAAAGCTAATGAATATGTCTTAAGGGGTGAATTAGTTGGTAAAGGTATTAGAAAGAGTTCAGTTAATTTAAACTCTAAAGAAGAATTAAATATTAAATTTTATGGTATTGATATTATTGAATACGGAATAACTAAAAAACTTTGTTTTGATGAGTTTATGTATAAAGCTGGTATTCTTAATATTCCTACTGTAAAAGTTCTATTTGAAGATGAGTTTAAATCTAAAGAAGAACTTATTGAAACTTGTGAAAAAATCTTTGAAGAAAATAAAAATATGGAAGGTATTGTTATTAGAGATTCTGAAGATTTTTCTGCTAAGTATATGAATAATTATTATGATAGTAAAAAATGATAACTGTAATATTTAGTTTTATAATAGGTTTTTTACTTACATTATTATTTGATGATTTTGTAAATAAAGAAAAATATGATTAGTTTATTTGGTATTTTATTAAGTGGTGGTGATGATATTTATAATGACCCATCAGATAATTCTGTAAGCTTTAGTGATGCATTTATATTTTTTATAATTATTTGTTTTCTATTTTTCTTATTTTACAGTGACAACAAAAAGAAGTAATGAGAACATTAGTAATAGGAGACATACATAGTAATTATAAAGCACTTAAACAGGTGATTGAGAGGTCTAATTATAATTATAATGAAGACCTCTTAATCTTCTTGGGTGACTATATAGATGGTTATTCTCAAGCAAAAGAAACACTAGACTTTCTAGTAGAAATAGAAAATAATTCTACTATTAAACCAATATTTCTATTAGGTAATCACGATGTTTGGTGTTTAAACTATTTAAAATTTGGTAAAGCTACACAAATTTGGTTAGCTAATGGTGGTGAAAGCACTGTGAAAAGTCTAGACTTAAAAACCTTAACAGTAGAAGACAGAGATAAATACATATCTTTTTTTAATAAACTGCATTATTATTATATTAATAATGATAATAAGGCTTTTGTTCACGCTGGTTATTATAATAGTTTAGGAAGTGATGAAAAGAATTTTTATTTGTGGGATAGAAGTTTATGGGATATAGCTTTAGAAGTAGATGATGAGTGGAAAAAAGGAGAAAGATATGAACTATTAAATCAATATAATGAAATATTTATAGGGCATACAACAACTATGAATTGGTTTGGAAAGCCACATTATCCAGAATATAAACACAATCTCTCTGGTAGAATAGTAACACCAATGAACAGATGTAATGTATGGAATTTAGATACTGGTGCAGGTTATAAAGGGAGACTAACAATTATGAATATAGATAGTAAGGAATATTGGCAATCTGATATGGCTATAATGTTATACCCTGAAGAAATAAATATATAATATGGAATTACTTAACAACTTAGATTCAGATGAATCTATTTACACTTTATTAACAAAGTTAAGGAAAAGAAATAACAACAATTCTTTTATACTTTTAGAAAATTATATTACTAATGAGCTTATAGATAATTTAAAAGGTAGAATGTATAAAGATAAAGCTATACTTATAAAAGTAAGAGATAATTTAATATTTCAAATATATAATAGAGATGTTAGAGATGAATATGGCTCTTTTGGTTATACAGCTTTATATTGTAAAAAATATGTCCCACCAGAAGAACCTGAAATTTTAAATGTAGATGAATTTTTTAAAAGAGAAAATAAACTAGACCCAGACTACAAAAATCCATTAAAGGATAAACCATTTATATCTACCAAAAATTCTATGTCTGATTTTATGGATTTAAAATTAAAAGAACTAAAAAATTAAACTTATTATGAGTAGAAAATTTATAACAGTAATGTTTCCATACCCAAGTGGTGCAGGTTTGCATTTGGGTCACTGGTATAATTATACAATAGTTAATTCTTATTGTAATTTATTAAGATATATTGGTGAAGAAGTATATCAACCTTTTGGTTATGATGTATTTGGATTACCCACAGAAAATTATGCTATTAAGATAAATAAACCAGTAGAGGAAGTTGCTAAACTTAACATTCAAAATTTCACTGAAGAGATGAAAAGAATGAATGTTAATTTCGAATATAAATTATCTACTTGGGATAAAGATTATGTAGCTAAAACACAATGGTTGTTTAAAGAGTTATTAAATAGAGGTTTGGCTTATAAAGATACAAGAGAAGAACCTTATTGTCCTTCTTGTAAAACATCTTTGGCAAGAGAACAAGTTAAAAACAATTGTTGTGAAAGATGTAATACACCAGTAGAGTATAAATCTTTTCCTCAATGGTTCTTTAAAATAACAGATTATAAAGACAGACTAATTAAAGATTTAGATAAAGTTGATTATCCAGAATCTACTAAGAAACAACAAAGAGTTTGGTTGGAAAATTTGCACGATTGGTGTGTATCAAGACAAAGAAAATTTGGTTGTCCTATACCAATAGAAGGAGAAAAAGATACATTAGATACTTTTGTAGATTCGTCATTTTATTGTATAGAATATGATAAATCAAGACCAGTAGATATTTATGTTGGTGGTAAAGAGCACGCTTGTATGCATTTAATTTATGCTAGGTTTATATGTAAATTCTTGTATGATATTGGTTATATTAACTTTGATGAACCATTTAAGAAAGTTGTTCATCAAGGAATGATACTAGGTGAAGATGGAAATAAAATGTCTAAATCTTTGGGTAATATTATAGACCCTAGAAACTATGATAATGTATCAGCTTTGAAGATGACTTTAATGTCTATTAATCACTATTTTGATGGTGGAATATTTAATGATTCACAATATAAATCAAATGTTAAATTTGTAAGAAATTTGGAAAATTGGTTTAATTCAAATGTAGAATCAAATATTATAAATTCTGAAGAAAATAAATTTATTGAAAGAACAATTCAGTATATGTTGGATTGGAAAGTTAATAAAGTAGTATCTGAATGGAGAATATTTTATAATAAATATAAGAGTTTGAAACCATCAAATAAGATAAAAGAATTTTATAAAGTTTTGTTTAATTAGGTTACTTAAAAGGGAGTGAAGCACTAAATGTGTTTTCACTCCCTTTTTTATTTTAAAGAAAAAACCCTTGTAAATTTCTTTACAAGGGAAAATTTCAATAATCTAATGAAAAAAAACACTTATGAGTTATAAAATTGTGCAAATATAAAATATTTTTTATAAACTACAAAATAATACACTAATTTTCTTTAGGTTTATTTTTAGAACCTTTTGGTCTACCTTTTTTCTTCTCAGATTTGGGGTTTTCTTGTTTATTCTTCAATCTTTCAAGAACATCTTTGTAAGACTCATTTTTTTGTTTAGTGATTTTGTCTTTTATATCTTTATATTCATCTTGTTTTCTAAGTTCTGTATATTCCTTTTTAGCTGAATATTCACCTTCAGATTTATAATCTTTAATCCACTCATCATACCACTCATTTGCTTGAAATTCTTTATTATTTTCATATGGTAAATTAAATCCTTTATGACCTATATTTAAAGAGTTTTGTATAAAAGATGGTAATGGTGATGTTTTTAAGAAATCTTTAGTATTAAATTCTCCTTGAGTAAGACCTGTTGTAAACTTAATTACACTCTCAGCCCACATTACAGCTGAATTTCTACTTACATCAGAGTACAGAGCTTTTGGGTTTTGAAACATACTAACTGAATCTATCATTCTTGATATTTGGTTATCAGCAAAATTATGAAATTTTCTTTTTGATGAATCTTTGTCATCATCATCGTCCCATAATAATCCTTTAGCAAGTAATAATATAGATAAATATCCAAGTTTAGTTGCTATTTCTTTAGCACATGCTCTTAGAGCACCTATTTCTTCTTGAGTTAAATTAGAATTAGAGTATCCATCATATTTCATATTTATACCCAATTTACCACCTAAATTAACCATCTGTATAGGAAAATTAAGTGTAGAGATTAAAATACTTCTAAGAAAATAAGCAAGTTCTCTAATATTAAATGCTTCTTGTCTTATACCTTTATTTCCTCCATACATATTTTTAATAAACTTGTATGTTACAAGTCCACCTAATCCAATAGCTCCTACAGCACCTATACCAAGACCTAATGAGGTGGTAAGTCCTATAATACCTGTAGTAAGTAAAGCTGGATTATTATTAGCTAAATATCTATACCTACCAACAACTCTTTTTTTGCCTGTTACAATATCTATATCTCCTTTACCACCACCTGAAAATCTTGTTTGAAAGTGTTCAAATAACCACTTTTTAAATAGTATTAAAACTTGTCCCCATACAGTTTTAGAAGCTAATATAGTATCTTGTTCATCATAGTTACCTTGAGTTCTTGAAATAGCATTTTTCATTTTATTTCTTTGTATAAGGAATTGATTATTCTCTAAATTAGATTCATCAACAGCAAAATTTTCCCAATTAGAAATATTCTCTTCTGTTCTAAATTCATCTTTTAGTATTAACTTACCATCTATCTCATTCCATATTTTAAATTCATTACCATCAAAAATTTGAACTTCATTACCATTAATATCTTTAACTTTAGTATCCATTAGTATAGCAAGTACTACTGATAATTGATTTTTAAATTCTGGATTATCAACAGCCATAGCAAATAAATTAGTGTACTTTTCAAAATCAAACTTTGATTGGTCTATATTTCTTTCTAATGGGTTTTTTCTATCTTGAACTAGTTTTAATCTGTCTCTAAGAATGACAAGTTTTTTTAACTCCTTTTGTTTTTTCAAATCGTTAGATTGTAATCTCTCTGGTAATATTCTAAGTATATTAGCAAAAGACATAAAAGCATCTACTTTAGGTATATTTCCTGGTGTCCAATAATTACCAGTCATATCCATTATAAGGTTAGTATTTTTGCCTTCCATTCTATTAAATATACCACCAATTGGAGATAAACCAAGAGCCTTAATAATTATAGTTTTTAAAACTCCCTGTATTACACCAGCAGTATTTAAGTCAATGCCTAATTCAGATATCTTTTGCTCTATATGTTTCTGAAAAGCCTCTTCATATTTATCAGCTGTTGTAATTTCAATACTTTTACCTTCTTGTTCTAAAAAATATTGTCCTTTAGAATTAGTATAAGTGGTATCACCAATAGTAAATCTGTATTCTTCATTGGGATTATGTCCTTTCTCTTTAGCATCATTATAAAATTTAAGTAGTTCTTTTTCTGTATCAGATAATAAATATCCATCTTTACCTGTCAATTTTCTTTTTAAAAATGGTATATCAGCCATTTTATCAAATAGCCATTTAGACCATTTAGAATCACTTAAATTTCTTCCCATTAAGCCACTAGTACCTCTATAGTGTTCTGATTGATTTTTAATAACCTTATTTATAAAGTGTTCTAATTTTTCAATAGATTTTTTTCTTTCATCACCAAATCTATCAGTTATTTTTCTATGAGAATCTAATATAATATTAGCTATTGGTAGAACTTCTTCTCTTGCTCTTTGTAAAGCAGTCATATCAAGTAGAGAAGCTGTAATTTTATTTATATCATCAGAATAATTAGATAATACTATATCATTAGCTAAATTCTTAGCTAATCTTTTCTTATCTGCATTATTTGTATTAAGTTTATGTTGTTTTGATAAATCAATAAGTTCTTTTTCTGTTTTATTAAGTAAAGCTTTATACATTTCACCAATTTCTTTTTTAGCTGTATCTGTATAATTAGCTGTTACATTATTAGAATTACCTTTATGATACCCTCTTTCATAAAAAGACTCTTTATAAGCTCTTAATGCTTGAGATATTAATTCACCACCTTTTAAAAATATACCTTTCTTATCAGCTACTGTTTCAAATAATTCTCTTTCAATTTTAGCATAAGACATCTTACTATTACCATAAGTAGGATTAATATAATTAGAGTAAATATCCTTCATTACTCTCCAATATTCTAATTTATTAGTATCAGTTTCAATTTCCTCAATAAACTTTTTATTATAAAATCCAGTATCTTGAGTTATTTCATTTCCTTCATCATCAAAAGTAAAAAATTTTCTTCTTTTAGGTAAGAAATAACCAGTTTTATAATCAAAAAATATAGGTTCTGAATTACCAGATTCATTTTCAATAAACTTAGCTTGTGTGTAATCTTGAGAATTATAATGTTTTATAAATTCATAAGGGCTTATTCTTAATATATCTATTTTATTGTGTTCTGGATTTTTTTGTATTTGTTCTTTAGTTATTTCAAACTCTTCAAGTATTCTAAGAAGATTCTCCATTTCTTCATCAAATCTTGAACCCAATTCTTTTTCCAACTCTTCTTGATAAGATTTCATTTGCTCATCTGAAAAAGTAAATTCTTCTGGATATAAATCACCATATAATTGTCTAACAACAGGTAATTTTCTAAAATCTATTATATCCATATTACTTTTTAACCACTGCATTTGTTCAGAATATTTAGAAGTATAATTCTTATCAGGATTTTTCATAATATTCTTAAAGCCATACCAAGCACTCCTAAATTCTGGAGTATAAGCATCTATTATATTACCAGTTCTAACACCCTGTTCATTAGTTTCAAATATAAAACTAAAATCTTGATCCTTATTAAATTTTCTAACAGCTGATAATAGTTTATCTTTTAAATCTTCTGACTCAGATTCTTTAGATACTTTTTTAGTCTCAAGAATTGATTTTAATATTTGAGGAAGTAAAGTCTCTTGTCCAGATTGTTGTCCAATACCAAGAAAATATTTTTCTAAGAAATTAATATCATCTCTTGCTTCTAACATTTTTCTTATATCAGACTCTTTTATTTCTTCATTATTATTTATATTATTATAGAAAGTAATATCGCTCTTAATTACATTATCTCTAATTTCATCAATCTTATTATTATATTTCTTTACTAGTTCTTCTACTTTATTTCTTACTTCATTATATTCAACTATATCATAGTGTTTTAATCCTTGTAATTCAGTATTACCTTCATTATCATAAGTTTGACCAGTTATAAATTCATATAAGAATTTTATTTTGTCTCCAAAAGTATCAAAATTAAGATTATTAATATTGTCAAGTTCATTAAATAAAGAATCTAATTCTTTATTTAAATTATTAAATAATATCTCTGGTTTATTATCAAACTGTTGTAAATCAGATTCTAATTCATTTTTTATGAGTGTAAGTTTTTGTATTAAATCTAAAGTCTTTTTTAAATCTTTTTTAGGATTAGTCCTATCAATATGTAGTTGAACTAATTGTTTATTGATTTTATCAAGTTGGGCTTCTTTATAATTCAACCACTCTTTATAATTATCTGTTTGTGGTTGTGAAATATTAGAATTTCTTCTACTATTAGCTTCTATTCTAGCTATATCCTCTCTTGAATATAATGTTGAATAATTACTTAACTGACCACTCTCTTCTAATTCTTTTAATAATTCTTTCTCTTGCTCTTCAAAACTTTTTATTTCTTCTTGTTTAAACTCATTATATACATCTTGGTAATAAGATGACATATTTAAGTAATTATTAACCATAAAAAATTCTGAACTTGGTAATACTCTTATTTTATAAAAATAATTACCATTTTTCCAACCTTCATCTATTATAGTTGCTAATTCATCTTGTATAACCTTTTTGTTATCTTTATTATAAAGATAGTCTTTATTTATTTTTTCTTTTATTTTACTAGCTACTGCTGAAACTCTGTTTTTAGTGTTTAATTGAGGACTATATTGAGATTGCTTTACAACAATCTCAATATGTGATATTTCAGAATCAATTTCCTTTACCTCAATATTATTAGAGCTAAACTCTTCTTTTAATTTATCAAATAAACAACTCATATTATAAACATTTTAACCTTTTAATACCATTAAATTCGTTTCTTCTACTATTAATATCAGATAATCTATTAAGCTTTATTGTTTGAAGCCCATATTCAGTATTCTCAATAATAAGAAAGTCTAAGAAATTGTCACCATATTTATCTTTTAGATATTTAATTAAATCATTAATATAAAGACTTTCTATTTCACCTCTTTTACTATTAGGAGTTATTATTAATGTATCACCATTATTAAAAGACTCTATCATATTTTTACTAAGTTGTTTATCATATGGGTTAGCTTTTAGTATTCTTGGTGATAAAATATTAACTCTAACTTCTCCTACATTAGGTATATTAAACACTTTCATAAGGCTATTTTCTTTATTAGTAGAAACTTCTTTACTCTTTACTTTCTTATTTTCTAGTAATTCCATTATTGAATTAATGGTCTCATCTGTATAAGTAGCTCCAGTTATATATCTCAATAAATCTCTAATAGCTTCTTTAAATCTTTGAAGTAAAGATTTACCATTAACAACAGTATTATCAAGAGTGTTTCTAAAATCATCTGCTACAAATACACCAGCCATAAACTCAACAATACTTTTAGTATAATAATTCTTATTTGTTATACTGTTATATGGTAATGCTTTTTTAGCTTCTTCATATAATTTTACTATTTTATGAACAAAAGCTGGAGCATTTTGATTAGGTATTAAATTATCATTTCCATCATATACACCATACTTACCTAATTCATTAATAGTAATACTATGTATGAACTCTTCAAGAATCATTTCACTAAGTATATTATTAATATCTTTCTCATTATTATAAGTTTCCTTTAAAAACTGAATTATATTTTTAGATATTAAAATAGAATTTTCACTATATTTGAATGACATACCTTGTTTACCTATACCATCTTTATTTAATTCACCAATATAATCAACAATTTTTACTTTAACATTTTGGTCTAAATAAGGTAATAATCTTTGTAAAAACTTTTTATGATTTTCATTATTTCCTTGATTTACTACTGTTTCTAATAAATTTCTTAAGCCTTTTGAAATATCAAACCTATCTGCAAAGGTAATATTTTTAGGTGAATTTACAATATTATTTTCTGGTTCTATATAAGTATAACTTTCATAATAAGATTCATTTTGTGGATAAATATTATTATCTGGTAATAAAGTTTCACTTACATTACTATAAAAATTATATTCATTAAAACCAAAAGTACCAAGAGTTGGTATTAATATAAAACTATCAGTTGGTTCATTATATTGATACAAAGAATAAGAATTTTTATTTTTAACGAAGTAATAATTATTGTTTAATTCTTTATTTTCCAGTTTAAATTCTAAGACTTTACCACTTGAATCTCTTTGTAAAACTTCTACATTATCTTGAGTATCAAAGTTCTTATTTAATCTTTCAGCATATTGAGGGTTATGTTGAATAAACTGTAAAACAAAGTTGTCTACTAAATAATCATTTTCACTAATTAATAAATCTTCATTTTGTTTTCTTATTTCCTCACTTACACCAATTATATCAAGGTAGTTTTGATTTACATAATTTCTAAATCCAATAGAACCACCCTCATCATTAGCTAAAAAAGCATAAGTTGCTAAATCTTGAGCTAATTTTCTTGGTGTTATTTCTTCACCATTCCAAATACCAAGTATTGTACTATCATCATATAGTAATTTTAAGAAATCAGAATATCTATTAGATTTAGAAAAATTAATTTCATTATCTATACCACTATCTATTAATGATGGATTACCTGTTCTATCAACTATAGTATCTAAGTTCTTTAAGAACTGATTATTTCTAAAATACACTCTAGCACTACTTTCATTCTTTATTTTATTTATAAAACTAGCTAAAGATTGATTATTTTCTGTATCAAAAAATAATCTCTTTCTTTCAGAATTAATATCACCATTAAATAAACCTAAATTAGAAGTATAAATAAAATCTCTAAGACTTGTCATAATTTCATATTTAGTTTTATTATCTAAGTCTTTCTTATTCCCTATTATTTTATTGATTATACTATCTATATTTTTATTTCTATATGGAAAGAACTCACCCATTAAATTATTAGCTGTAGATAAAGAATTTATTAAAGTAATACCCTCTGTAGTTGTGGGTTTCCAGTAATAATCACCAACTTTTATAAAATCTTTTACAGAATTTTTACTTTTTATTAGTTTATCTTCATATTCTATTTCTAATAAGTATTCTCCAATAAGTTCAGTTGCATTTTTTAAATTAGAAGAAGTGATATTATTCAGTGTATCTATCCTATTAAGAACATTAAAATAAGATATTCCTAAACCAGTAGTGTTTAAAGAAATCAATTTTTGTATTTCATTTACTTGTTTAGATTCTTCTTCAAATGTAAAGAATGCCTGTAAAACTTGTAATTGTACATTACTGCTCTTGGAAAAATCCAAATTATCATAAAGAGCTTGTCCTGTTAAAGTGTTGTAATTATTATTAGTTACACTCTTTAAGAAATCTAATTTATTAATATTTCCATTTTCATCTTTTTTAATAGCTACATTTCCTGTATTAAACTCTTCAATTAGTTGTTTAATTAATTTTTGTTCATCACTAAAAGAATAATCGGAAGTTAAAGATTTTTGTTGTTCTTTAAGCTCAACATATCTTCTAATAATAGGTTGAGATATTAATAGTGATGAATATTGTAATTTAGTTTCTTTTCCATTAGAAAGTACAACAGGTACTAAATCAAATCCTCTTAGTGTCATTAATGAAAGTACATTTATAGTATAAGCATTTTCATTTCTTTTACCCATAATCTGTGCTTTAACATTATCTGTTGCAGAGTTTTGATTTTCAGCATTTACATCACTAATAGTTCTTTGACCATCAATAGTAAAGGTTTTACCTAGAATACCATCAGAAGATAATTCTCCTAGAGTAATAACTTTATTTTTTTGATTGCCAAAACTATCATATTCTACAATAGATACTTGATTTTTAGTACCATATAATCTCTCCAATTGAGCTTGAAAAGTAACATTATTACTGTGTACACCAATACCTAATTTACCAGAAGCTCCCAATTTCATTTGTTCTCTTTGATAAGAAGACGATAATACAGTAAAAAACTCTTCATTTTTATCTTTATTTATCCTCTTATTTATTTCATCAGCTGTTTCAGATGCTATATCAAATGAAAGTATAGAATTTATTTTTTTCTGTATATTATTATCTGTTGAAGAATAGACAGATTTATATACTTGAATCGTAGCATTTTCAAGCAGTTTCTTTTCAATTTCTTCAGCTCTTCTTTTAGATAATAAACTTTGTTTAGTATCTTTTAATTCTTGATATAAAGCAGCTTTTTCTTGTTTATTTAATTCTAGATTTTTAATAATTTCTCTTTGTTCTTTATTACTAAAATTATTGTTTTCACCTAAAATAAATTTAACAAGCTCTACTTCATTTTCTTCTGATAAATCATCTAACTCATCTAATCTATTAAATAAACTTTTATTTTCTTGTCTTAAAGAGTTTATTTCTTCTTTTAAAGATTTAATAGTTTCTTCAATAGTATCATTAGCTAATAAACCAGAGTTTTCTCTTGTAAGTAAAGATATTTTACCACTATTATCAACTACATAATTTTCTTTATAAACATTTCTTTTATCAATATCAAAGTCTTCACCTATTTGTTTAGTATGTTCTTTAGGAACTACTATAGTATCTCCATTACTTTCTGGTATAAAACCAACCACTTTAAGTATAGCACCTGATTGTAATGAAGATGTTGGAATACGATAAGAAAAATTAGATAACAATTCTTCATCTATCATATCTTTATTTAATTCTAATCTTCCTGTAGTAAGATTAATAGTACTATAAGGCTCTTTAGTTAAATCAATTAATTTAGTTAATTTATTACCATTTTCTTCAGTAGTGATTCTGAATTTTGATTGTATTAATATTTCAGATTCTTTAAGTACTTTTTTTCCTTCCTCATTAGTGATATAAGTAGCCTTTAACTCTCCACTATGATTTTTATCTACCCATACCACTTTTGATAAATTAGCTTTGTCATCTCCAACTATTTTAGTTTTTTCAAATCCTTCAGAAGAAGTAGAATAGTGTGAACCACCTGGTAAATGTAATTTAATTAATCTATTAGTTATAATAGCTTGTAATAAAGATTCAAATTTTTGTGTACCAGGAGATAACCAAAGTGGTATATTAAAGTCTAAATTACCATTTTCTTCATATAATCTTAAACCATCTAAAACACTTTGAGGATAATCTCTTGCTGTTGCTTCTCTTTGAAGTACTTTAAATACATTTTTTATTAGTTCATTTCTATCTGTATAAGTACCATTAAGTGTCATACCAAGCTCTTTATAAAGAGATTCTTTTACAATTTTAGAGTACTTATTTTCTACATAGAATTTTATTTTATCTAAGTCTTTTCCAGATATTTGATTATTATCATCAGGTACTATTTTATCTTCTTCTAATAAACTATTATTTATTTCCTCTATTAAACTACTATCAAATTTATTAGGAAATATTTTATTATCTATTTGATTGATTCCATTACCCAATATAATTTTCCACATCTGAGAACCCATAATAATATGGTCATCTTGATTTTTGTGTAAATACTTATCTGTCTTATATGGTGTATCTTGTTGTATTCTAAAATAATTTCTATCAAGCTCTAATAGACCATTTTTATAATTAGAATTATATAACTCTTCTGTGGTTAAATTATATAAATCATTTACAGTTAATTTAGTATTTGTAGCACCAACTTTATTGGCTGTCTGATAAGACAATCTTACTTTTTTACCAGATTTCTCTTGTAAATATTCCATTTGTTGTCTTATCTTATCTATTTCCATACCTTTAGTTAGTTGGGGTAATAGTGGGAAACTTGAAGATTTTATATATACAACTCGATTTATCTCTGCATTACCATCTGAATCTCTTATTATATTACTTCCTGTATATACAGGTTTAATGGGATTCATTATTAATGATAATTCAGAAGAACTTAATGTCTCTCCTCTACTTAATTTATTATATGCAGAATTGTATACTTCTTTTTGCTTAGATGATAATCTACCTTGTCTCCAAAGAATATCCATGTGTTCTTGCCAAGTAGTATACTCTTGAGCATCAGTACCTTCAATATCAAAGTAACCACTAATTTCTTTATTTAGCTTTTTGAGTTTTGTTTTAGCCTCATCTACTCTATTATTAGCTATATCTAAAGCATTATCAAAATCTAATATATTTCCTCTCTTTTCATACAAATTACTAATTTCTTCCTCAGATTTTTTTAATTCTTCAAGAGCTTCTTTGTTTTCTTTAGATATTTCTCCATAGTATTGTATAATAAGATTCTCAGCCATTGATGTAATAGTAACTGGGTCATTTACCATTAATTGATAATATTTTTCTGAGTTACCATTTTCATCAAATGTATTAGCTAGTTTATTTCCAGGAGCAATTAACATTGCCATACGTTTTGTAATATTTTCTCCTGTTTTCTTTGAGAAACCTATATCATCAAAGCCAATAATATTGCTATCTGAATCTTTTATTTCAAATTTACTTGCATTTGGAGAATATAAAGCCATATCACCTGCAAACAATTGGTATATATTATTTTGATTTAATAAATCATTTACAACCTTATCATATGCAAGTAATAATATTTTTCTCTCATCAGATAATCCACCAGCTTTTTTATTATTAAAATATAGATTATCTAAGTTTGTTATTGTGTTAGATTCAATATTATATAAATTAGCTTTTATCCATTCTCCAGACTTATTATTAATATCTATTTTATTTTTCACTTCAGAAGCAAGTAATTTATGTAAGAATTTGCCAGCCTCTTTTCTAAATACTTCCTTATAATATTCTACTTTATTTGAATCATTATAAATCTTATCTAAAAATTTATGTATATTAATGTTTTGTCCTTGATAATTAATAAATAATGTATTAAAACCAGGAATACTTAAAAATCTTTTTGATGCTTTATTATATGATTTAATATTAAAATCTTTATTATAAGATTGTATTATTCTATCAAACTCCCCATCAAATAGTTGAGATAACATAAAATCTATTACTTTCTCAGATACTTGTGTATAATTTCTATCTATGGCATTAAAATCAGACTCTCTCAAGTCTAATAGTGGAGTTGATATAACAAGCATTTGAGATTTATCAGAAAGAGTTGGAGTAAAGGTTTTACCCATTCTAAAGAATAAATCATACTGATTAATGTTTCCTAGCTGTTTTTCCGAATTTTGAAAAAATCCTAGTTCAGTTAATATATAATCTGATTCAGATAGTTCATTAATCCCCATATTATCTTTAGACTTTTCACCCTTTTGTTTAATAGCTTCTAAAGATACAAAAGAAACTTCTAATCTATTTTGTACATCTGCATCATTTTTAATAAGATTTAATACATAATTTCTTTTAGAATATGGTATTGACTGTAAAGCTTGGAATAAAGATGAATTTGGGTCTTTTAGTGATTTCATTATATCAAAAGACATATTTCTTTGTATAGCTTCTTGTATAGTCTTACCAGCTACTCTAAAAGATTTCTCCACTGAACTACCATTTAACTCAACTTGATAAGGAGCTAGGATATTTTTAAATACATCAGTAGTACTATTTACAAAATCAAAATCTTCAGCAAAAACTTTATCCTTTAACTTACCATCAGTATCTCTAGCATTAAATATTCCATCATTAATACTATATAATAATTTATCTAATAAACCTTTTTGTTTCTTTAATATATTATCATTAGGTGTTTGTAATTCATTTACAACTTTCTCAAGTACATTATTTTCTATATTTATACCTAAAGATTTAAATAGAGATTTTAATTGTTCTACTTTTATAACACCATTTTGATTTTTTAATGATAAAATTTCTTTTCTTATATTATCTAAATACTCTTTATTATAAACATATTCACCATCTTGAATAATAAAAACAGAAGAATTTTTAAATTCGTTTTTCCAAGTATTTAAAGCTCTAATAATACCATCTCTGTTATTAGCATTAAGTATTTCAAGTTTTCCAGGAGATACATATATCATATACATCTTTAGTTTAGATTGTATAAGTTTATAAAGTATCTCATTCATAACTTGAGAATCTTTATTAGACTCTAATTTATGAAGTAACTCTCTGTATATAGGATTATTTTGTTTAGTTCTTAAAGCATCTAATAAATCTTTTTCATTACTATCAATTTTAGTAGTTATATCCCTTAACATTCCTATAGCTGTATCAGGATTTATAAATACAGGTAAGCTAAGTAAATTTCTTCTTGTCTGTCCTTTTGGATTCTTATCTTCAATTCCAGCAAAGAACATTTTAAGTTTATTAGAAAAAGAAACTTTTACATCTCTTTCTAAAGCACTTTGTGAGTAATTAGTTTCTACTTCACCATTTTCATTCTGTTCTAAATTATCATTTTCCTCTAAATCAATATTATCTAATTCTTCAGCAAAGAACTGTTCCATTTTAATAAATAAAGAACCTTTTGCTGTATTTTCATCACCTTTAGAAATAAGATTGTCTTTTTGTGACAGAATATTTTTATATTTAGTATTTATTTCATTAATAGCAATAATCATATCTTCCATATCACCAATACTTTGATATAGATTGATAAGACTATTATTACTATCTATTAATGGTTGTAAAACTTTCTCTGGAATCTCTTGTAAGGCTAAAGATACATCTTTTAAAGATACATAATTATCTTTTATTTCTATATCTTTTAAAGCCATATAAAATAAACTATCAGTTAGCTGGTCTTGTTCAATAATTGAAATACCATCTATTTGATTAGTAATTATAGATGATAATTTAGTATTTTCTTCAATACCAAAGTTTCTTCTACTATAGACTTCATTAGGATTATAAAAACCATTGTATCTTCTATTTGTAATAACTGTAACAGTATTATCAAACTGTTCTTGTGTTATTTTACCCTCATCAAGTAGTTTTTCTAATCTTTGTATATTGTATTTTAATTTATCATCTTCAGATATCTCTTTTTCTCCAGCATTTGTAATTTCTTCTTTTTGTAGTTCTTCTTTCTCTACTTTATTTTCTTCCTTATCTTCTAAAACTTGTGGTACTGATTCTTCTGATTTAATTCTGTATGTAATTGTTGGTTGTACATCAGTAATCCACTTTTCATTACCATCTTTATCAGTAATTTTAAAAGATTGCACATTAGATTTTACATTATCTTTAATATAATCATCATATGTTGTACCACCATCTGTGTTCTCATAATTTTGAACTTCACCACTATCTGATATAGTAATAAAAGGTTTATTTTGTTTTTTACCTATTTGTTCTTTACTAGGATTAAAAACTGCTTTTAATAAACCATATTCACCAAACATATTGTCTAGCAAAGTTTCTATATTTTGATTTGGGTCAGTAGTTGTAAAACTTTTTGGACTTATTCTATTTACCTCTATCTTTGGTAAAGTATCATAACCTTTTTCATTTCTTGGTACATTTTGTCCTGTTTTATTAATTACTTTTATAGCACCACCATTATCTATTGATACATAAGTTTGACCAACAGGATATTTCTCTGATTTATCATTTAATACTTTATTAAGTTCTGTTGATGGTAGTACAGCAACAAACATTTTAAAGTATGATGATATATCAAAGTTTCCTGTTGAATCTATAATTGCTTTTCTTATTTCTTGTGACTTAGATAAAGTAATACCATATTTATTTTCAAGTGAATTTCTTACAAAGACATCACTATTATTTAAATATAAATATGATAATAAAGCCCATTTCATATTATTAACAGCTATTTGATTTAGATTTTCTCCTTTAGAAATATCATTTGTAATAGCTCTTAGTGCTATGTATTCTCCTTTATTTACTTCTCTAATTTCATATAATGCTCCGGGTGTAAAAGGACTAGTATCTAATTTATTAAGTAGTTTCTTTTGTGTATTAACTATATCATTTTTAGGATTTTCATTATTGTAAAGTATATTATCCTTTCCAGCAATAGCTAAAGTAGTTTGACCAGTAGCTTTAGATAAAACAACAGGTTGTCTATCACTTATATTATTAGAATTATTTCTATTAACAAAGTGACCAAAAGTTCTACCAGTAATTTCTATTTTAGTAGATTTATCATTATTTTTATTATCTAATACTGTTTTTCTTACACCTCTTAATTCAGCTTGTGCTTTTTTAATGATTTCTATTTGGTCATTATTTCTATTAGATATATTATTTACATTATACCATTCAGTATCGTGTAGCATAAAAATATTACCATTTTTATTTTTAGCTACCATAGGGACTTTATCTCTGAATAAATCACTATTAGAAGACACATCTTTTCCTTTCTCTTGTTGCTTTTGCAAATACTCTCTAAAAGGTATTGGTTTGTTTAGTAATTGTCCATTAGGTTGTATATCCCAATAAGATACAGAAATATCCATATAATTATCAGGTATTTCAACTTCAAGTTCAGTTCCTACATTAATATCATCATAGTCTAGTACAAAGTGATTACCTATCTCTTTACTTTCATTTAAAGCTATAGTTTTTTCTCTTCTAACAACTTTACTACCTTCAAAAATATCTACATACTCCAAACCTAATAAAGATGCTTTTGGTGTAGTTAAAGAAGTTCTATTATCATCTTCAATAGTATTATTATCTCTAATAGGTATAGCATTTTCATCTATTGGTATTTTTACTATAGGCTGATTATCCTTAAAAACTTGTTCTGTTACTTGAGTATTATCTTGAATTTTATCTTCAACTTCTTCATAAATTTCAACTATATCTTGTGCAAGTAAATTATCTATATCAAATAAATAATCGTGTATTTGTTGTAAATCTTCTTCTATTTGTCTACCAACTTCTCTGTATAAATTAGCATAAGCATCAAAATATTTAGAGGCAAAGTCTCTACCTTTAATAGAAATTACATCTTCCATTAAATCTTTAAAAGTAGAGGGTCTGTCTAGTTGCTTTGATAATAAATCAAGTTTTTTAAACATATTATCTTTAGCCCTATTTAACCTATCTTGTGAAACAACAGGTTGAAAATTTCTTCTAGAAAAAGCTTGTTTACCAACATATTGATTTTCATCTTCAAAGAGAGAATTTAAAAATTCAACATCATTTACTAAATCATTGTCCAATTTAGTAGCTTCTTTAGAATTATCTACAGCAGAACTTCTATTATCAGTAGGTATTGTTTCTGTGTCTATTTGTTCTTTTATATGTTGTTTAGAAGCAATATCTTCTTTTATACTTTCAGCTTTTTTAAATATTTTTTCTTTACTTTTAGAATCTAAATAAGGGTTATTTTGAGAATCTTCTAATGCACTTTCTAATTGTTTTATAGTTTCAGCTTCTTGTATTTTTCTATTTTCTCTTTCTTTAATATTCTTTTTAATATTTTCTATCTTCTTAGATTCTGCCAAATCTTTAGTTCCACTATCTATTTTATTACTATTATCATATAGTACCTCATTAGATGTAATTAGGTCTTCTTGTAGAGAACTATAAGAATTTACTTTTTGTTTATCTATTGAAGTGTATTCTGGAACTTCAGAAAGCTCTTTATTTACTTCTTCTAATCTTTGACTAGCAGTAGTATTTAAACCTTCACTTGCTCGAAGATTCAATAAAGCTTGTTGTTCAGATTCTAATCTAAATCTATTTTGTCCATCTTGTGATAAAGACTGAAACTCATTAGACCTATTTAAAGATTCATTTATACCTTTACTTATCTCATTAGATGCTTTTACTCTATTATTAACATTAATAGTTTTAGTTGCTATATTATAGGCTTCCGAGAAATCAGATGTATTATTTTCAAGTGCTGATGTTATTTGATTCTTCATCACCTCAGCATTTTTTATATTATTCTGAATCTCTTCTATCATAGTTTCCCTAGTCCAACCATTAGAGAAGTTACCATCTTTATCTATTATTTGTCTTCTTTGTAAGTCTTCTGTATCATTTGTTTGCAAAGAATCTAGTATAGATTTTAAGTTTTCTATATGAGCATCATAAGTTACAGTACCTCTACCACTATAATAATCCATCTCTAAAGCCTTAGCTGTTATACCATAAGATAAATCTTGTGACAGAGATTTTAATTCATTATTTAATTCAATTATTTTTTTCTTGTTATTATTTGATGGTTTATTTTCTAACTCTTGTATTTGATTTAATATTGAACTTCTTTTTGTAAAGTTATCAGAAGCATTTTTAGCAATATCTTCTACAAATTTATCTTGTCTATTATACCACCATTTTTGTTGTTCTTTATCAACTTCACTAGCAAATAGTTCACCCATACCTTTCATTAGACCACCAGAGATAGCCCCCATTAACACTGAGTCTCTCATTTCTTCATTCCAGAAATCATATTTTTCTCCTGTTATTGAAGAGGTAGCATATTGTCCAATAGCTGTTTGGAAGCCTTCTTCTATAGCTTCAGATGCACTATTTAGTCCATAATCTATAACACTTTTAGCTGTATTACTTTTAATTCTATCACCAAGAGCTTTTTCAGCAAATTTTTGAAAATTATCAGATATACCAAAAGAAGCACCTTCATCAGCTTTAAAAGGCTTTCCAAACTTACCCCAAATAGACATTGCTTGTAAAGAGTTTAATAAAGCAACTGGTCCAGCTTCAACTCTAAAACCAAGAGAAGCAGCTTCATTAGCTTTCTTTTGAGCATACTCTTCATCGAAACCCATTTGTTTATATTTATTATAGGTATTATTTTGAGTTTCAAGAGCATTCATATAAGCTTCTCTAATACCAGAAAAAGCACCGTGTGAAGTGGTTGCAACATTCTTTAGTATATTAGCTTTTGAAGCAAGTCCTAAAGCATTAGCAGAGCCACCAGTAAGCATAGCTAGTACTGCTTGTTCACCTAAAGTTTCAAGCATAATACCCACTGTATATCCCATATTACCAAACATTTTAGCCCAATAACCACTTGAACCAAAATCATCTCCATTAGTATATACCTCTATACCAGTTTCATCTTTTAACCATTTGCCAAACTCGGACTCATTAAGCCAATTACCATATTTTTCATTAGTGTTACCAGCACCCATATCATAAAGACCTTTTAAATCCCAAGATGCTATATTATCTATAATACCACCAAGAATACCTTTACCAAATTTAATAGCTGACCTACCCCATTTCTCTGAATCAGATTGAGCTTCGGATAACCAATCTGAATAATCTCTACCTTCTTGTAAATATTTACCTTCTAAAGCACCTAACCTATCTAACTCAGATAATTGTTTATGATAAAAATTACTATCCAAAGATACAGTGCTTTCACCAAAACCAAGTTCTTTTAAAACATCTATATCTTTTTTGTATTTCTGATTTTTAAGTCTCTCACTATTTTTTACTTGATTTAATTGGTTATTAGCTTTAAACCAATCATCTATATTACTTATTTTTTCTAAATCTTTACCTTCTTCAATATTAGTAAAGTTTGTATCTTTTTTTATTTTAGCCATAAATTAGTTTTTTGAATCACCAAGACCTAAAACATAAGGGTTATATCTTGGAGCATGCATATTATTTATTAATTCATCTTTAGTTGCAATACCATCTAATTTCATCATCAGACTCATAGCTGCATTATCTGAATTTGTTAATTCAACATACCTACCTTCTTCTATGTTATTAGGGTTTTCTTCATAAGCATTGTAAGGAGCATAAACAACTTTATAATTATTACCATCTTTAATTCTTTTTACTCTAACATTAATACCCATATTAGAACCAGGTAAAGGAAAATCTCTGTATGGGTGTGCCATATTAGAATAACTATCTTTAACTAATTCTCCATATACAGCAAATCTTCTTGCTGTATCTTTGTATTTAGGTGTTGATTGCATAAATTGATAAAAAGCCTCAGGTGATTTTGCATATTCAGCCTTAGCTGCTGGTTTATATTTTCTATCATATTCCTCACTAAAACTGTGTGTTGAACCTGGCATGGTAAATATATAACTATCATTAACTCTTGTACCTAAACCTCCAAACCAACCACCAACATTATCCATTCTTCCACCCAAAGTTTTATCTTTTACTATGAGTTTAAAAGTACCATCTGATGGTGAATATTTAATACCAAAATACTTACTAAACTCTTCTCTTGGTACTACTTTTATTAATTGTTGTAAAGTGTTTACATTATCTTCATATTTATACCAGCTGTCATTTTTCTCAGCACCTATATTACTATTATCAACATTCCAATTACCATTTAAATCTCTAGCTGCAACACCTGACTTCAATCTTTCTAAAGTACCATTGTACATAGCATCTATTAATTGTTTACCAGCTGTAGAATTAGAATCTATATCACTGAAGAATGTTGTAGCAGCTAGATTTTTAAGTCTCTCATCAGCTATAATTCTGTCTACAACAACATCTGAAATTTTATCATAATTTCCAAGTACTCCAGATGTTATAAAATCACCTTTTATTTTAGAACTGTCTACATTATCAATAAGATAAGCTTTATTACCAATCTTCATATATGCCTTATCAACTGGTAAATTCAATTTTCTTTTCTCTTCATTACTCAAATAAGCACTTGAATTATCTATATTTTGTGAAGCAGCTTTTAATATACCTACTTTTTGTCTTATTTGATTAAGTTCATTAAGCTCTTTTTCATTTAATTTACTTTCACCCTTAGATAAAAGTTGTTTACCTCTATCCATAAGTTGTTTATTAACACCAAATTTTTCAGCAAATCTTTCTTGAACACCAGAAAATACAGAACCACCTATTCTACCCCATTTCAAAAATTCATCTGTTATTTGTTTTTGTGCTGCATCATAAACCATTCTTTGCTCTGGGTTAAGTGTTCTTGGGTCTTTTTTCAATAAATCTTTTACACTATTTCTTTGTTCATCTAAAGTATTACCATCTATTATTTTTTGAGTTTCTGCTTGTAAAAAGTAAGAAGTATCTTCTGGTTTAGCTTCTAAGTCTTTTTTGTATTTAGCAACTCTTTTATCAGCAGCTTCTCTTGCAGCTATTAAACCATATTGGTCTTCCTCTTTTTTCTGCTCAAATTTCTCTTGTTTATAAGCATATGACCTTAAACCTTGTAGCCAGGAACCTAATTGACCACCTTTTAAATTTATAGTACCATCAGGATTAAAATAATCACCAATACCAACTCTTTGTGCTTGTCTAAAATAAGCTAATGTTTCTGGATTTGATAACACTTTATTGACAGCATAATTTAATATGTCATCTTCTGTTAAATATTTTACTTCATTATCTATAGTAGTTTTGTATCTACCATCAGTGGTTTGAACAGAGTTCTTCTTTATATCAGCAGTTAATTTTTGTATATTATCTTCTATTTTTTGTTGGTCAAAATTCTTAAGTGCATTTTCTTGATTCCAAATACCATTAGTTATAGAATTACCACCCCAACCTTTTTGTGCTTCTCTATATAGAGCATTATATAGGGCTGGGTCTGTTTTTAATGTTTCCTTATTTTCTTCTCTCCATTGTTTTTCTTGATTATATGATGCTTGCATTTTACCTATAGCTCCCTCAGAAAAATCCATTTGAAGTTCTCTTGTTAAGTCTTTTAATTCCCCCAAATACTTTCTGTAATTATTTTTATCAGCCATCATTAGGGAAGCTATTCTATTAGCATTCTGCAAATAATAATCTTTAGCTGTAGAGGCATTTTCATTTTCCTCTTCTGAATTTAAATGATTAAAATTTATATTCATTATTTTATCAGCTACAGCCTGTTGAGTATCATAATCTTTTTGTGTAGTGGCAAGAGACCTTTCTAATAAATTATAGTCAGGTCTCATTATTGCATCTTGTACAAAATCAGGTCTATCTGTTTGATAATATCTTCCCATTACTTTTGTCTATTTTTTATTTCTATTAAAATTCTCTTTAAGAAATCATTATCAGATTCTTCTCTACCCTTTTTAATATCTAAAGATTTACTCCAGAAATCTAATGTATATTTATCTTTGAAATTAAATGGGTCTAATTGACCTTCACCTCTATAGTTATTTAATTTACTTTCAATAAAATTGTCTATTTGAGGTTTACTTATACTAACTTCTCGTTTGTCTTTACCCTTACCAACCTTAAAAGTATAATCATCTATACCATAAACTTCAAAACCACTAAATTTATTATTACCGTTAAGTACTGGATTAAAAGGTTTATATTTCTCTTCTGGTATATACTTTTTAGGTTTTTTTCCAGGATTAGCTTCTTCCCATAAATCTCTCATTCTTTTAGATTCAAACCTATTACCTTCATAATCTGTTTGATTAATCCAAGAAGAATCTTCTTTATCTTTTTCTTTTAAAGCTTTTGTAAACTCTGGATTAAGATATGGATTATTAACCCATTTAACAAAAGCTTCTTTAGCTTCTTTATCTGACATATTATCAAAGAAAGTTGGAAATTCACTTCTTAGTTTAGATACTGATTCTTTAAGTTGTTTAGCCTCTTCTTCTTTTTTACCACTTAAGTCTATAGTTTTACCATTAGGTATTACATTATAAGATTTATCTACCTCTTGACCTTCTTTATTATATATAGCTTGAGTATCATTATCAAAGAAATAACCTTCTTTTTTCTTTTCTAAGAATTTTTGATAATCTTTAGAGGATTTACCATTCCAATACTTTTGTTCAGGTGTCCAATCTTCAGGATTACCTTTAGCTGTAATCTTGCCATTTTTGTTAATATTAAAATCTGGGTACATATTATTAATAGCTTGAAGATTAGACTGTCTCTCAGAAATATCGTTAATACTCTTACCAATTTCTTGAATACCCCTATTTTTAGTATTAGTATCTATTTGTAATTGTCTATTAAAATTGTCTCTATCTCTTCTATCAGCATCATCTCTTTGAGCTTCACCATACATAACTCTTTCATCAATTTGATTTAATTGATTTGCTTCAGCTTGTTTTAATCTTGATATTTCTCTTAAATAATTATTGTATGCTACATCATCTGCTTGCATTCTTTGAGCTTCTGTAGCAAGGTTTAATGTATTTAAAGTGTTAATACTTCTCGCATTATTATTATTTGATATTCTCTGTGCTGTAGCATTTAAGTTATTGTTTTTTATAGCTTCTGCTAACTCATAGTCTGCAAATCTCTCACTTTCTTCTAATTTTTTAAGACCTTCTTTACCATAATTTCTAAAGAAATTTTGATTTGGTACATCATTAGACCTATTAAGTAAAGTCATTTTCTCAGGGTCTGTAGCTGATTTATATTGACCATATAAACTTATAGCATCTCCTAATGTAACTGGTGAGTTTATTTTATCTATAAAACCAAAAGGATTACTTTTATTGTAGTTAGTATCATTTTCAATAATATTTTTTTCCTCTTGTATAGGTGGTGTTGATAATGATGGATTTCTATAATATTTATTATCAAGTGATACATTTTCTAAAGGACTATTATATTCAGAAAATGATAATGGAACAATATTTAGAACTTCTTCTTGTTTTCTTATTCTTGGTTGTTTTAATCTAGTTCCTCCTGTATCAAATATTTCTTTAGCTATATCTTCTTCTAAAGATTTTTCATTATGCATATAATTCATATATGACATATCTTCAGCATCTTGCTTCTCAAAATCCATTTTAGTTTTTTCTAAAGTCTTTTTAAGAACCTTATCATTAGGATTTAAAGAGACTAGTTTTTCTAATTTAGCTAAGTATTTTTCTCTAAAAGCTTTTCTATCAGCCATAGTTTTACCATCTAATCCTTTCAATCTTTTAGAATAAATTTGACTACCTTGTGGAATATCTAAGTCTATACCACCTTGTTCGTGAGAATTACCCTCTAATTCATATATATTACCATTAGGTTCTTGGATTATTTCTTCTCCCTCTGCTTCAACAGGTATTTCACCACCATAAGCTCTTTTAGATATTAATCTATTCTTATCAATATTTTTTACAAAATTGTTAAATTTTTCAGTTTTAAAGTCTTGATTATCATAAATAGATTTATCAGAATTACTTAATCCATAATCTTCAAAATTACTAATACCAGAAGATTCTAAAGACCTTAATCTTTCTTTAGAAGTGTTCCCAGTATTCATATTACTTGTTTTATAAGTTATTAGGTGTCCTTCTTCTGGTAAACCATCTCCTTCTAATTTCCAAGCCATATCATTTCTTAAATACTCTGTTCTATTAGATGGAACATTTTTTAATCTAATTCCATTAGTATCATAATCACCATTAATAAACTCTACATTTGGATTGTTTTGTTGTAATACTCTGATATTATCATTATAATTATCTAAACTATATGGTACAATAGAATCTGAATAAAGATAGTTTTTATAGTTTCCATCTTTATCTATAAAACTTCTAACTTTAAAATTTCCCTTTACACCTTTATAATTATACAAAGGTGTTGGCTCCCCACCTGTATCAAATTTACCAATAGGTTTTCTATAAGGGTCAAAACCAGTTTTACCAAACTCTGGCATAGTATTTCTTAATGCTGGATTAGGGTTTTGTACATTAACAGATTTAGTTCTTGTTAGTCCACTTAAACCTTTACCACTACCACCATAAGATTGCATTATACTTCCTGTAGTACTAAGTACATTTCCAATATCTTCTAAGTATTGTGTACTCTCTAAAGCATCTAATTCTGCTTTAGCTATTGCAATATTACCCATTTCTATATCTTCTTCTGGAGAAGATATATACATAGGAGTACCACCATAAGCTCTTACATCATCTGGCAATAATGAAGAAAATGGGTCTTTTATTTTAGGTATAGTGTTAGTTCTTATTTTATTATTTCTAACATTAGAATTTCTTTTATTATACATAGTGATTAAATTTTAAAGTTAATTATTGTAAAATTAATATTGACTTACTGTATTGTACTCAGATGAATAATTAAATACTAATTTTACATCTGCAAAATTATCAAATATTAATCTAACTACCAAATATTTGTCTCTTAAACTTTCAAGGTCATACCACTCCTTATTACCCTCAAAGGCTTCTTGATTAATAACTTTATCATTATAATTAATATTATATAATGAATTTAACTTTTTAATATTCTCATTAAACATTGGTACATTATAATTAGTTACCATATCTCTAATATCATTTAATAACCAATCTTTTTCAGTTTTATCTACTATAAATGTATTATTGTTGGTATTCTCTATTTGTTCTAAAAGATACTCTTGTTGTGTAGATAAATCCTTTACTTTTAAATTTATAATATTAGTACATTGTCTTGAATTATAAATTAATGCTTTATTAAATGTTTTATATCTATCTTCAACAAAAGAATTGTTTATTTCATCAAATTTATAAGCATTAGTTATAAATCTTATATGGTCAAATATCTTAGTTACTATAGGATTATCATTACTAACATATTCAATTATAAAAGGATAATGAGTTCCATAGAAAGTTTGATAATTTCTTTTTTCTATCTCTTTAGTATTTGAATAAGAGTTAGATAAAGTGTGTTTATATATTTTATTATCTAATATAGAATAAAAATCATCTGATACTTGTAAATAATTATTAGGTATATAACTATGAAAAGATATCCAAGTTCTTGTTTTTAGACTAAAACTTATTGTCCAAAAAGAAGTAAATTCATCACTATTAGTACTACCAAATTTAGTTTTATAATCCCTTTTAGTTAGTATTAGTCTATCATTTCTATAATCAAAGTTTAATAGATATATACTAACATCTTCTTCACCATTATTAGTTCTATGAAATATATTCTTTTTAAACCACTCAGTCATTCCTATATCAGATATAGACATTAATTGACCATTAAACCAATATACTTTTCTATCTGTTTCACTTACAAAGAAATAACCTTGTGAAGTTACTATTTGATTATCTCTATGGTTTAAACCAGCTGATGTACCTGTTTTACTGTCTACAATTAATTGTGCTGGTAATGAACCAAATTCACCAGTACCAATATAAGATACTATACCATCTGTTACTCTTTCTTGATAATTAGTAGGTTGTATCCACAATCCACTTTTAGTGTGAATATATAGTTGATTGTACATAGAGAATATATTAATTATTTCTCCATATTCACCAGGTAAATCTTTATAATTATTAGGTTTAAAAGTTCTATAATTATCTGTTAGTCGTTCAGAGAAAGATACATCAGACCAATAAAATCTTTGTGGAAATTTTTCTCTACAATCAGAACAAAAAGAATACTCAAAAGGAATAGCATATAATTTCTCAACTTTTTCTTGTATTAAATAGTCTTGATTAATACAATAAAATATAGGTTTAGCTGTACCATAAGCCTTATAACCAGAAATCATAGACCAAGCAATTTGATTATTATCATTTCTAGCTTCTGCTGGGTGATATTTTTGGTTCATTAAATACTCGTGTTTATATAGATTTTGGTCTACTTCACAAAGTCTACTTAAAAAGAAATTTTCTTCTTTATACTCTATTGGTACTCCCATATGCCAAGACCTCCATAACCTAATTCTATTAACTACCATAGTATTATTAATAGTATAGGGTTTAAATATATCTTTATCATCGTTGTAATTTTCAATTTTTCTATTAGCACTATCTGGTAAGTGTTCTGTAAAAGGTCTTAAATAATTATCATCATCATCATTTGGCTCTACCCTTAAAGTAAAATTAATTGGGCTTTCAAATATAAAATCTCCTATAATTTGATTATAGTATCTTAAAGTATCATCTTGATAACCTAATTGTTCAGTGTTTTGGTCTAAATTTATAGGTCTTATAAAACTGTTCCAATATAGATTATCTTGAAATAGAAACCTCAAGCCATTAGTCCATTCTAATCTAAATCTTTTATTAAATTCTTCAGCACTAAGTTTAGCTCTTAAACCATAAAATATACCACCTGTAGCTACTAATATACCCCCTATTATAGCAAGTGCTGAGCCATAAGTTAAAACAGTTAATGCTACAGCTAAAACAGCTACTATTATAGCTTTTAATAGACTTGAACTTTTATCTTTAATAGGCTGCTTTGGTGCTGTATTACAATAAGAACTCAGAGTATGTCTATAACCACCTATATAAGTATCACCATCAAAAGATATATTTATATTTTCTTTATCTACACTATAAGTATCAGTTATTTTATAGTATGGTTCATTTTGATAATTACTAAAAAAACCATTATGATTTCTTATAATATATACATAAGGAATTGTATTAGTATATTTAGTCTTAGGTACAGAAAGTGTATAAGGGTCTAAACTTTTATACCTATCAAAACCAAAACTACTGTTTTTTGCATTTTCTTTTACATATATAAATAGATTAGCAGACATACTATCCATATTATATATAGCAACATTTTCTTTTCTATAATTAGCTTTTTCATATGGTTGTAAATAATATAATCTTGTATCTTGTCTATCAATTAATACTCCACCTGTTTTTACATCTTTACTGTAAGATGAATCATAAGCTCTTATAGAGTCAATCTCCATATCTCTAATAACAGCTTTTAAATCAGCACCATCATTCTGTTTTGTTTCTCCACTTTCTTCTTTAATATCTTCTGATTTTAATTCAGAGGCATTTTGTATTAAAAAACCAGATTTATTTTCTTTTATTACTTTAAATCTATCTGTTTCAATTATGTGTGTAAAATTATCAAATGTTTTACCTGTAAATTTATTAACAGGAGATAAAATAACTTTAGTATTTTGTGATACATCTACTCTACCTGTATTTCTATCAGTATATTGTTTACTAAAATCTGAGTATAAAGAAGATAAACCAGTCATTTGTTTATATTGTAGAGTATCTAATAAATATCCACTATCTATAATTGTTTTATAATCTTCTTTTAATTCTTGTTTAGAAAAATAATATCCTATACATTTTTTACCAGTTACACTTTCACTTGGTATTTCTACATTACTAAATTGTACCCCAAATATATAAGTAAAAGTTTTATCTTCAACTAGTGATAAACCTAATTCTTTCCTTGAAGGAAATCTATGAAACCTAACTGTTTCATTTAATAATTTATTTCCTTCAATATCTACACCCCACAAATCAAAATCATTACAAGTTTCTCTTTGTGTATACCTTAAACTTTTATTTCTGTTAGTTAAGAAATCATCTATATTACCTAAATAATCTGATATATCAGCTCTATATACCATAGGTTTTAATATACACCCTTCAGCTGTTTTATTAGCATATATTTTATCTTTTGGAGTATATCTATATCTTCCAGGTATGTGATAAGAAGGACTAACTGTTAAATCTTCAAATACATAGTTAATAGCAAGTGATGCTATTTCACCAGGCATAAATGAAGAACCAAAGAATTTAACTAATGGATTTTTTGGATTATTCTTATCCGTATTTTTTGTAATATCAACTTTTTTAATTACACAATCTACACCTATCTTAGAAGCATACTTTTGTAATTCTCCCCAATTAGTACTATCACCTTTTATATTACCTACAATAAGCCTATTATCTTTTTGTTCTATTGTTGTAGAACTTTGAAATGTATTAGTTCTATTAAATAATAATATTTCTTCATAAGTAGCTTTTTCTTTATAGTTATTACCTGTATAGATAAAACTACCTTTACCATTTATTATAGGTATTATATCAGATAAATAACAAACTGTTGGTTGTTTCTTATTAGAATAATAGTGTATAAATGCTAATCTAAAAAACTTATACTGTATATCAAAGTTATTATATACAACACTAACAGCTTTATTAGAGAATTTATTATTAAATTCTTTTACATCTTTGTTGTTTATATCACCATCTATTTCAGAATATTTATCTTTATGATTGTCTGAATATATATTTATAAATGGTATTTCAGAAATCCATTTAGTACCGTTTTTATCTTGGTCTAAATACTGTAATAAAATACTAAGAGAACCATTGGGTAGTTCTCCAGAATTTTCAAGTATTTCTATATTTTCTACAATAGGGATTGAATTAAATACTTTTTGTGTAGAGAATTTAAATGAATCAAAAAATGTTATATTGTTTATTGTAGTTTGATAATTTTGAGGATAATTTAATACAACATTTCTCTGTGGATTATAATCATCTGTCCAATATATGGTTTTTTCACACCCTCTTCTAAGTTTATAAGTTGCTTGAATAGGATAATTTATATTAAATTTTAATTTATTCTTCTCTGGTGAAGTTTCATCATTACACCAAGTTCTATAAGAATTTGTTTTACTGTTGAAAATACCTATCTCACTGTTATTATTCCCATAAAGAAATAATACAGCTTCTGAGTCATCTATAAATACTGAACCTATACATTTGTATCCCTCTTTAAAAGATGAAACTAATTCATTTCCTAACTCATTTGATAATTGTTGTGTATCACCTTCATAAGATTCTAATACAGCATTTAAAGCATATTTATAAGAACCTTTTGGTTGATTTATAGGAGAATAATCAGTATTTAAACCTTTGTATAACTGTTGAATACTATTGTTGTTTAATTCCATCTTTTATAATATTTAGGGTATTGTAACTTACTAATATTACCAAAGTAACCAAAATAAGCATTTCTATTTGTTATTGGATTCTTTTTCATTTGTGAAAAGTTTTCAAAAGCATCTAAACCACTTATCATATTCATACTTGAATTAACTTGTCCACAGTATTTAAGCCATCTTTCTTCAGCTTGTTGCATTTTATCTGACATACCTTCTCTACCCATATACCACAACCTTTGAAAATATTTCCAAGTAATATAATAAGTAATAGCAGTAATTACAGATACATCATCAGGAACTAAAGGATAGCCTGTCTCTTTATCTACTTTTTGTCTGTAATAAGAAAGCAATATAAAACCCTCTTTGAAAGAAAATCTCAACTTATCATCAACTACAGTATATTCATCTTGACAAGATTTGTATATATCTATATCTTCTTCTTGACAAACCAAACTGTTAAAAAATGTATGATTAGAAAGTCTTATTGGTGAATATCTAGGCTTTTGTAGTAATGTATTAAGTATTACAGTAACATTATTTTTCTCAAAATTTGTTAGTACATAAGAATCAATATCCATATTTAAAAATCTCTCAACAGAACATTGATTACATATACCAGTATCTTGTAAGAAATGTTTTTTTATTTTATTTTTTTCAGTTTCTGGATTACACTTATTAGGTTTTCTATATACATTATCTCTTACTACTTGTATTATAGAGTGTAAACCTTGAGGTAATGTAGTGGAGTGATTTTTAACTTCCAATAAAGCAATAGCTTCTTCATATAATGTTACATTACTTAAGAACTCTAAGGCTTCACCAGACCACTCAATTACATCAGTTTCTGATATTTCTTCAAGACCTAAATCTCTATATAATTTAGAAAGTATTCTATCTAAACTTGTAAATCTTATATCTTTCATACTTTTATTTTATATTCGTGACCATCTTTAATAGATTTAGCTATAGCTCTTTTCATACTTCTACATAAAATAAATTTATATATTGTTTTATTAGAGACTAACACTCTATTATTTAGCCATATTGTTTTATATCTTACATTATTTGTATGTTCATTTAAGAAATATACATACTGACCACTAACCTCTTTTTCTTCTTTCCACATTTCTCTAGTGGATTTCCAATCAATAGATAAACCATTTATTTTACCATCTTCTGTAACTTTATAATTAGGTTTTTTACCACATATAAGCAAAGTACCAAGTTTCTCTGGAATTAGTAATTCCCCTCTTTCAATAAGTTGTTTACCTAAATAGCTTAAAAAACCTCTTACAATATTTTTATATGTTGATTCATTAACTGTATCCTTAGATTTATTTTTATAATAAACCCAAGCATCTTTTATTCCATAATTTTTCTTTATATATTTTCTTGGTCTACCTAGTTTCTTATGAAAAGTTTCCATAATTATTTACTTTGTTGAATATGTGAATCTCTTGTATTGTTAGTTGTATCTTCTACCATTTGTGTAAACAGTTGAATTAATTCTTCACTAACCATTTGTATAGTTACAGTTTCTAAATCCTTATCTAATGGAAACTCTTGTTCTAAATAATCTATACAGTTATTGTTTGAATTATCACAATAACCTATAAATTTAGAAGCTACTATTGGGTCTTCAAATAGTGCTGTAACAGAAACAACTTCTATTTTAGATGGTGTTGATAAATACAGATATCCTTGATGTATAAAATAATTTACTTTAGAAGATGTATATTTATTACCTTTCTGATAATTAATTGAATTTAATTTTATTTCATCAAACTTCACTTTTCTATCAATAGAAGTAACAGAATGTATTATATGACCATTTAATCCATTAAGTGGAGCTGGTAATTTATATTTGCTTCTTACTATTTCACAACCTATGTCTGGAACACAAGGACACTCGTGAGAAGGTACTTTTACAAGTTCCACACAAGGAAGTGTTTGATAATTCCAAGCAGAAATACCCTGTTTCTTGTTTATTTGTTGTGTAATAAGAGTACTTCTAACAGACATAAGTACATTATAAATATGCCTATTAGAAAGCCTTGTATCATCACTTTGTACTCCTTTAGAATATAATGACTGTATTCTTTGAATAATCTCTTTTATTTTCATAATTAAACTAATTAGTTATGTCTAAAACTTATAAGTCCTGTATTTAATAAAACAAGACATAATAAAGTAAGTTGTAGGTATTTTTTTATTAGTTATAATATTAAAGTGAACAGTATAATAAGAGCTATAACTATAGCTAATGGGTTTACCCATAACACCCAGTAGGCATTATAGCTTTTAGGCTCTGGAGTTACACGCCTCTGAAAGACTTCATACTGCCAACATTGGGTATCATCTAATAGAGAAAAGTCTTTATCAGTAAGCGGATAAAAATAAAAGTACCCAAAGCCAAAGAAACAAGCTAATGCCAGTAAGGGTAGTAGCACATATAGCCAACTATAAAGTTCTGCACAGACAATAAGTCCACCCACAAGCATTAGGGGAAAGATAATGTTAGCAGAGCGGGTGAAACTCTTAGTTCTCTTTCCAAAAGACACTATATAATTAAGTGCAAATAATTTGATGATATATTTTCTCATAATATTTATTATTCTTTGTTATTTACTGTTATATATACTTTTCCTCCCATACATATTCCCTCTGCACGTGAACCTACTTTACCAGTGATTTCTGAAGCTCCTTCAATCGGCACACCACCAAAACAATTAAAGATTATTTTTCCTTCATCATTACTTCCAGCTTTTACCACTGAAAATAAAGTGTTTTCCTCGTAATTAATATGAACTTCTTTATTATCACCTTTTGTATCAACAAGGTTACAACGTCCTTTTTTAATTACATTGTCTGAATTAGATATTTCATAACCATAAGAAGTGTATAAGTAACAACTTGTTTCCCAAACAGGATATGGTACAAATCTTCTTAATTGTAAATTTCTAACAAATTTATCTTTACCAAATTCAACCTTAATATTACTAACATAGTGAGTATATGGGGGTAAACCAGTGTTCACATCTTTTTCATTTTTGAGTAGATAATAGTAAATAGTGTTACCAAACATGTTAGTTTCTTCATACAATAATGTAACTACAACTTCTTTTTCCCCATCGACATCTATCATTTTTATAGACATCTCGTCTCCTAGTCGATATCCTGCATAACTCAATAAATACTCACCTTCTCTCATAGGTTCACTTAATGCCAAACTATAAGTACTCTTTGATTCGTGTTCAGGAAAATTATCTGTATTTCCAATTATAAGATTACTAGTAACAAACTTACCCGAAAATGGTGAAATACCTTCTAACTTCTCTTTCAAAGTTGTAGTAAAATCATTGGTTGATAGCCCTTTTCCGTCTTCTTTGTCTACTTTTTTAATTATTTCTTTATTAATATCATCAATTTTAGCTATTAATTTAATTTTATCTTCATTTAATTTGCTACTGTTGTTGTCTTTATCTCTTTTATACTGTTCTATAAAACACTGTAGAGCTTTAGCTGTTTCAAGTATCAGTTCTTCATATTTAAATATACTCATATCTATTATATCTTATATTGTAATCAATTGATTTATTACAATGGTTTTTATCTATAGTATTCAAAATAAAACATAAAATCTTACCTGTTATTGTAAGTGTTTTACAGACTTCATTTTTACCAAGTACAGAACTTATAGTTTCCTCTATATGTCCAAAATGATGTAGTGAAATTTTTTGTTTTATTAAACACATATTCCACAAAGTTCTAAATTCTCTATTAGCCCACCTATCAAAAGATACAGTTGTAGATAAAAAATACCCTTTTATAGATTTATATTTTATTAATACACATATAAAATTAATAAAACTTATTGGTAATACTAAAAATATACACAGTATCCACAATAATAAACTAATTATAAAATTCTTAAAATCTTTCATTTTTTTAAAATATTTAAAAGTTGTTTTGTATAGTCTTCTGTTTTATATACTTCATATGTACTATTTGGCTTAATCCAAACAAGTGCTCTTGACTCTATTTCATAGCCCGTTTGTTCAAAAAGAATTTGATATAATGATAACTGTAATTGATATTTATTAAATGGGTTATCTAATAGATTATCAAATGGTTTTAGCATTTTTTTACCTTTATAATTCTTGAATAAATCTTGATTTGATTTATAATCTCGAATTAGAAGTTTACCAGTTTTAGTATTATAAAATATCATATCAGCTGTTCCGGCTATACCAAGAGATTCAGAATACATTTGTAATTCAAGAAACAGTGGTCCTATATAATTAGGTATTGTAGAATACCATTTTACTATAGCTTCTTCATAACCATCAGTCGGTTTTAAAGTTCTATCTCTACAATATTTTTCCCCAAATAAATGTACTTTAGTTCCTAAACTACAAGACTTATTTTTATTATCTTCCCACTCTTTTAATATAATTTGTTGTGTTGTATTTCTTTTCTTAGCTACTAGAGCTGACATTTTATAAGAATCAAATTCTTCTGTAAATTTCTTTAGAACATAAGATACAGGTGTAAGTTTTTTATTTTGTTTAGTGTATGTATGTGTTACTTCATCAAACACTAAACCACTGAAATAGTTATTTACATTTGTTATAATATCATTCATTTATAAAAGTCTTATATTTACTGGTGCAAATATAAGACTTTTTTATTAATTACCATTATCTTTATCTGGTAAATCTTCTTGTTTATCTTTTTTCTTTCCTTCTATAAGGTCAAAAAATTCTTTTAGTTTTCCACTTTTTTCATAGTTATACAAGGCTTTTATTACAAACTCTGGTGGAAATTTACCATTTGATAAAACAAAAGCATTTTTAACTATATCTTTTACTGGATATAGTAGAGTGAATAACATTATAGTATTTCTAAACATTTCTCCTCCCATAGATTCACTAAGTGGTATACTAAGTATAGATAAAGAAATGTAAACAATAGCTATTAATACTATTTTTAAAATAGTAGCTCTAAATAATTCTGTAAAACTAAAATCACCCTTTTTAAAATGATACCAAGCACCAACCACCATATCTAAAAATAGTGTAGTTCCTATTCCAGCATAAAACAGACCATTAGTTTCATTTTCATATGAAAAATAGGAATATAATAGTAATAGTGGTACACTCTTGAAAAAGATTACAAAGAAATAATAAATCCTATCTCTTAATTGTATTTTATCATCAAAGCAAAAAAGTAATACTAAAGGAGTAGACCAAATAATTATTTTTATTCTAATTTTGTAAAGTAACTGAAAAAATTTATTCATATTGTTTGTATATTTATTTGTTAAGGTTTCCATTTAAAAATAAAATCTATATCTAATTGTTTTTCAAAAGTGTTTTTTTCTACATTTCTTATATCTTTTTGGTCTAACTCAAAGGCTACTTTTAATGCATATGTATCATCTTTATTAAATTCAGTTTTTAATGTTTGTAATATCTTATTCTTATAATCTTCCATAGAAGTTTTTAATTCTTCTTTTATATCTAACTCTTTTTCAGAGTTACTTATTTTAAAAGATTTTAGAGAATAAGTTATTATATCATATGTTTGTTTTGTATAAAAACCTTTATTTAACAATGTTTGTGTATCTGATACATAATTGAATGTATTATTTGTTTTTTGTATTACTTGATTACTTTGTTTATCTACAAAACCAAACTGCATATTTTTATTAAAATCAGAGTCTGTCAAATAAGTATTTTCATAATCAGTATATACATTATCTACCAATACAGTATGTTTTTTATCACCATAATTTAAAACAGTGCCAACATTTAATCTAATATCACTATCGCTTCCCATATCTTCAAAAGATTGTTCAACATCATTTAAAACAGGAACAATATAAAAATATGTTGCCCAAATATTTGAGTTTAGATTTAAGTGACTTTTATGTATTTTAAGTACTTCTGTAAAACTTGTAATGTTATTTGGAGCTCTATATGCATCTAATTGTAATACTGTTGGTTTATTACTATTGTTAGCATCTTCTTGAGAATAATATAAATTTATACCTGTAATTTTACCTTTAGAAACTTCATATGGAAAGTAGCAATCATTTTGAATATATATATTATCACCATTATCAAAAACTACAGTACTACCATTATCATATATATAATTAGAGGGTTTAACAACCATACTTTCATACGTATCAGTAACTGATTTACTTATAAGTGTTGTAGTACCTTTATAATAATCACTTTCTTGTATTAAAGTAAGTTTTAATATGTTAGATACAGCTAATACATTATCATTTCCATCAAGAACTTTATATTGTATATCATATTCTACATTTTGTTGTATCTCTGTTTTACCATCAGGAGAGTTATCATCTACATATAGCTTTTTATTGTCATATCTAAAGGTTATGAATCTATTATTAAGCATATACTTAAAACCTTCTAGTACCTGTTTATAATCGTTATTAGCCACCGCCCCATCGTGATTTACAAGTATATTATTAAAATATAGTTTTAAACTTAAACCACTTTTTATACTTTCTTTCTGTTCTTCAGTAGCATTATCAATATTATTAAATGTTAATATTCTACCCACATATATAGATTTTCCTTTTTTAAAGTCTGAACTAAATGTTTTTTTCTCTGTCCCACCGTGAGAATTTGTATCTATATCATACCAGTCTATTTTCATAGATGTAGAGAAGGGATTAATAATTGGCTCTTCTACTTTTAAAATATATTCAGATTCTCTTATTAGTGGTGAATTGTTTTTACAGTTATGTACTGTAACTTCTCCTTTAATCTTATACTCTCCATTATTTAAATCTATTTCTTGTTTAATAATTCCATTAGTATCAGGAGTTATTAAAGAATTATCTAAAATAGTTTTAAATGGTGTACTTTCAAAGCTATTACCAATCTTTCTGTATATAGAAGAACTAATAGTACATCTACTCTTTCCAATAGGATTCTCAAAAATACTACAACTATTGTCACTATTATTATCTATAATATAATCTATTCTGTACTTCATAATTTAACAGCATTTATATTTAATGAAATTTCTATAGGTTTTTTTATAATCTTAAATTTATCTGTACTAACAGAAGAAACAACTGTAATTGTATCTTTCTCAACTAAATCAACTTTAATAACATTTTGTTCTTTACCATACTGTTCAAATAAATTATTTCCTATATTTATAGTAAAATCATAAGTCTCTTCTGTGTTATCAAATAATATTCTTCTCAGTTTCTCCTCATCAAATATAGGATTATTACTTACAAGATTATCATTTAAATATGTATTAGTTTTATAACCAATTTCTAGAGCTTTATTTTTATCTTCTTCTGACATTTCATTATTGTTTGTATTCTTTAACAATAATGAATAATCAAACCCATATTCACATACATAACAAACTGTATAAGTTTCTAGTTTTTGCTCTGGTCTTATCTGATTTAATGTTAAAACAAATTTAGGTTTTACAGTAGCCTTTTTCTCTTTTCCAATTGTAACTTGGGCTTCAGTAGAACATTTACCATTTAGGATTAATTTTACTTTGTATATACTAAGACCCTCATAAGTATTTGTTACTTGAAATAAGTAAGAGTCAATAGTATTTTTAAATTTATCAACTGAAGCAATTTTATCAAAGTTTTTATTACCCTCTTTTCTCCAGAGTTCATAAGTATAATAATTAAGGTTATCTATTTCTGAGTTATCTTCTACTGCTGACAGTATTTGAATAGAAATATCTTTAGTTATTATTTCTGAACCTGTAATATCATTATTTTGATTATCATATATTTTTAAAATAGGTAATCCTATATTTATTTTATTATAGTTTAAAGTTGTATATGTATAAAAATCTTGTTCTACATTATCAATAAAATAGATAAAAATAAAATTATTTACACCTACTTCATATTGTTTATAATTCCAACTAAAAGAAAAAACTTTATTATCTATAACAGAAGAAGTTAGTGCATGTAACTCTTCTACTAATTTTGTTCTTTTTAAAGAATTTTTTTCATTGTTCCAATAAACTTTAACAGAAAACTCTTTGTTTTCAAGTTCTCTAATTTGTTCTTCAGATAATTTATGTTTATTTGTTATGAGTACATAATTATTAGTACTTTTACTAGTTAAATCAATCAAATCATTATTATCTGTACATACTCTTTTATCAATAAAATTTTCAGTTATAATATTATCATTAGTAACTATTTCAGGTGTAAATTTTTTAAACCAAACTATTTCATTTGATGAAACAACTTTATCTTTATCTTTTATTATAAGTCTAAATCTAAAAGAATCAAAAGTGTAAGTTATATTGTGTTGAAAAACTTGTTCCCAGTTACTATTAGAAATAGTTATAGTATCTGGTAAGTTAGTTTCTGTTAATACATCTTCCCAAGAATTGTTTTCAGTATTAAAATATTGTAGTATTAAAGGAAGGTTTTCTTTACTTTTTTTACAAACATTTTGTACATAAATAAAACCTTTTATATCATTAGGTAAATCTTCTTTTCTTAATACCTCTTCTCCAGTAGACCATAATATTTTTAATACATATTTTAATTCACAATCTATTTCTGGTGGAGTATACTCTATTTTTTTACAATCAGTCCAAATATTTATTCTTCCCATATTACTCTATTTTAAATTGATTATCTTTATAAATATAAGAAATTTTTGCTGTTGTCTCTAATCCAGATGAAGAATATTTATCAGATATTAAACTACCATAACTTCTTTGAATAGTTTTTTCAAGTACAGTTTCACCATCAATAACATCAAAGGATACAAACTCAGGTTGCTGACCACTACTTAATAATATCTTTTTTAAATATTTTACTGGTTTACCCCCTTTTATTATTCTTATTGTTGTACCAATTTCATTATGAATAGGTGTTGTATCAATTTTATTTCCTTCATCACTTATATTATAATAGGCATTTTTTATAGTAAAATTAAATATGGGTTTGTCAAATTTTGCTCCATAAAAAACCTTTAAGTGATTTAATATAAACTCTATTTCATTTATATTTATAATAAAAGATGTTCTTCTACTACTAGTATCCATAGTTTTCATTATAATACTAGACTCAAAAGCAAAATTAATGTTTCCTAAACCATATTCTCCAAATGTATTATTAAATTGTTGAGATAAAAAATAATTAAAATTACTCTCAGTATCATTAAATTTCTTCTTTTTAAATTCTATTATGTTTTTTATCTTATTGTAATTATCAGAATTTTTTCTTCGGTGTGAATATTCAATAAAACTAGCTTGTTCTAACAGTGGATAAAATACAGATAATCTTCTCATCATCATATCTTCCATAGCTTCTGGAGAAGGTGGATAACCTGGTGTTATAGGTATATCTGTTGCAGTAAACTTAGTTGGAATATTAAACTGTAAATTACTAAAATTAAAATATACATCTGACGCTAATGAATACTCCTCATTGTTATTCATAGCTTCATAGTTCATATTATCTATAACTATGTAATAATTACTATATTCACTTGGCTGTGGTATTGTAGATTTACAAAGGTTAGTGTCTACACCACCCTCTACATAATTTGAATCTTGAATGTTATTTTCTATTAAAAATGGGTATTCAAAATTATCATTTAATATTTTTTTTCTTTTAGTGTATATAAAAGTACCTAAGTTATCACCAGTACACTTTCTTGAAGATGGTTCACCAATATAAGTAAAATTCATAATCATATTTATTTCATTAGTATTAAATATATATGAACCTAAAGATTTGTCTCTATATATTACTTCTATACTGGCAAACACTTTTGTATTATTGGTAATATTCTTTTCTGATAGTAAAAAGAAAGCTGTTGTTAATTTTCTATTTAAATTATCTACACTAAAATTTTCCCAACTTTCTATTATAGTTCCCTTATCTGTTCTAAAGTATATATTTGTTTTAGAATATAGTTCATTTAAAACTTCTGGATTAGATTCTGACAGTAATGCTAATGAAAAACTGTTTACAAGAGGTTTTTCTTCTTTCTGAGCATATGGTTCAACTCCAACTTTATTAAAATATAAGATAGATTTTATAGAACTATCTAATATTCTAATTTCATTACTATACACAAAATCACTTGGAAAATTATTGATATTATAATCAATCCTAGCAAAAGATTTTAGATAAAGAGTACTGCTTTTTTTCTCTCTCATAAATGAAGCAATTTCACTTACTTTATTTTCAATCAGTACTGTATCTAAGTAATTTGTTTTATCTAATATTATATTGTCAAATATAGTAAAATATTCCCAATCACTATCTTGTGATAATTTATATAAATATTTAAAAGTTACGCTTTTTATAATATCTTTTACATCACCACCAAATAAAACACTATTATTTACACTGCAATCAATCAGAGTTTGTGGAAGTAATATTTTTTTATCTTTATCTTGAAATTTAAAAGATAAATAATTTGTTATTTCTACTTCTTTTATTAGTTTATATTGTAAAGTATTTTTTGGAATTTTAAATGATATATTATCAAAGGAATACAATATTCTTATCATATTTTCACCCTCTTCTAATACATCATAATTATAATTAGTATCAATAATAATAAATTCATCTGCACTATTATATATTAAATCACTACTGTTAGATTCAACAGTTTGCCAATCACCTTTATAGTTCTTTAGTTGGTACTTATAATATATTTTAGTGTAATTTTTATCCTGAAACTCTCCTATTTTTACTCTTAACTTAACTGATATATTATTAGATTTACTAATTCTATTTTCTAAACAACTATTACAAGTAGTAAAATCAGAACTATTGTTACAATCATTATCTTTACAATCTCCCCATATCAATATACTATCTTCATAATATCCATTAATACAAGGCTCTTTTATTTTCCTTATAGTTATTCTATTTATACTCATAAAACTATATTTAACAAAAATCTACAACTGACCAATCAAAAGAACTTTTAGAACCTTTATCACTATTTTTAGCTATAAAAATTAACTTTCCACTTTCAATATCCTTAAAATTAATAATTTGTCCTTCATAAATATCTACACCATCAAGTGTTAATTTATCTTTATTATCATCTTTTCCAGATAAGTCTAATTTGTTAATTTTTATTTTATTTATGGTTCTATTAAGTTCATCTTTATATAGTGGAGATGTTTCTAAGAAACACTCTTTTCCAATTACTTTAGTACTTCTATTATCAATTAATAAATTATAATCTCCTGTTACAATTATAGAAGTTTCTAATTTATCTTTTATACATTTAATATCTAATCCCATAGATATTAAACATTTTTCTATTTTATCAAATTTAAATATGCTGTTATTATAATTTCTATTACAAGTATTTATATTCTCATAGAAATAAAATGTTAAGTAATATACTCCTAACAGTTTTCTAAGTAGTTTAGTGTTTAATTTATTTCCGTGAATTTTTTGACTAAGTAGTAAACATATAGCTTTTTCATTTACATCACAACCTATACATTCAAGAGCTTTTGAAAATACACTTTTATATACACTTGAAGTTAATGAATAATAAAGAATTGTTTTTGTAGTTATTGATAATAAATCTTTTTCATTAATACACTCTTCACAGTCTTGACAAGCACATTGACACAATACATACTCTAAATCTTCTATTAAATCTTTAAATAATGTTGGATAATATGGTATCAACTCAACAGCTTTATGTCTACCAACTTCTATATGTAATTCATACAAACTAAAATCACTATCAGTAGGTATTGTAATACTAACCTCTTTATTATCCGTAATTTTATTGGGAGTATGTTTTTCTTCGGAGCAAGAAAAGTGTTTTTCTAACCACACTTTTAAAACATCATCTTCTGTTGTCTCTTTTCTAACAGTTATATTATAATTATCTTTTTTAATTGAATACCACATAATAAATAAAAATAGGGGTTAGCAGTTTCCAACCAACCCCCTTACTAAATTAAAACATTAATTACTTAGAAACCAATTTTAGAATCTGCATCTATTTTTGATACTGCTGTTGCAAAATCACCAAAATCACCAGAAGTTAAACTTTCAGTAGCTATAATAACTTCAGAAGTGTGGTCGTATAAGTGATGAGTAACTTGTGATTTAACACCATATCTGATAGTAATTACATCATACACTTTAGTTTCATCAACAAATGATTCTGGGTTAAATTCATTTCTTGTAAACTCAGAGTATCTAGTGTTATATTTCTCATTAACAGTAGTCCACTCTACATTTTTAAGGTCAAAACCAGAACCTTGTTCTACAATATTAGGTTTTGTTACTTCAACAGTTCCATTTCCAATAAAACCATCACCAACACCTACAACAAACTCTGTATTACGTGGAGACATATAACCCTCTTTCCAATTTGTTTTTTCTAAAGGGATAGCAGTAAATTTTAAATCCACTTCAACATAAGCTGGTGTAGCTCCAGTAAGTCCTTTATTGTGTTTATCAAGAGTTTTTAACTCGTCTAAAGTTAAAACATCTCCAGCTGCTTTAGTTAAACCAGCTACATTAGTAAGAGCTTTCCTTGTAGTAACCTCTGTTTTAATATATGGATTACCACTAGCATTTACTAAAAACTCTAAAACAACAGGAATAGGATTAATTTTTTTACAAGGGTCAGCAGTTCCACAAGTATTACACTCTTCTGAACTGGCAGTTAGAGTAGTTATTAAACTGTTAGTTCCTTGTTTAAATTTTAAAAATTCATTGTGGGTTTCAATTCTCAAAGTATAATCTTTACCACAAGTAATAGTGAAATCCTTAAAGGTAACAATTTTATCTTGATGTTCTGCACGAACTACTTTAGATATACTTTTGACATTGTCATTTTCTATCCACATATTAGGTGATTTGTGAATCTTACCACCCATTTTAATAGCCAAATAAGTTCTTTTAGGAGTAAAATCAGCTGCAGTTAGATTTGTATTTAAATCAAAAATACCAAAATCTCCATCATCTGCTAAATCAGATAATTTCTTACCAGCTATTTTAATAAACTTTTTAGCTACAAACACTTTTACAATATCTTGTCCTTGTGCCATAATTTTAATTATTAATTTAATTGATTAAGATTCAACTTACCTTGTTTTATTTGGATATTTTGCATATCTAAATTACTTGAGGCAAGCATTACAGCTATATCCACTATTTCTCTGTGTGTTTGATTTGGGAGTTCACAGTTTTGTCTACCTGTTAAATTTAAACCTGTTTTTAATGATTTATATTGTCCTTCAGGTTTAAAATCACTAGCATTATGAATATAAACTGGTTCTTTTATATAGTTTAGTTTTACATTTTCTACATCAAAAGTACCATCAGAATAAACTCTAAGACCTTTTGAATCAAAAGTTGCATTAATATCACCCCACTCAAAAGAAGAATTATCAAAAGGAGATTCTTCAAATTTATCATCGTGTTGTTTAATTAATAATCTAACTTCTTTTAAACCACACTGAGCTTTAGAAACTGTTACTTTAGCTGATATATAGAACATATAGTCTGTTGGTAAAACAAATACTTTTTGTCTATCCTCTGAATTAATTAAATCTTTCTCTAGTTGTTTATTTTCTACAACTATAGTCCTTATATCATCAATTGTCCTCTGTGAGGTCTCAAAACCCAAATAATTTGGTACTCTTGGAAATGCAACACTCTTTATAAAAAATTCTTGAGCTTCATTTAATAGCCAATCAATTTCTGGAACTCTTAAATTTCTATATTGCTCAGAATCAATTTTATTTAACTTCATCTTGAAGTCATAGTGCATTTCTTGTACTGTCATTTTAATTAGTTAGTTTTTCTTGTAATTGTACTTTTAATACTTGATTTTTTGGAGAGTTTAGATACTTAATAGCACTTGGCATATCAGCACCCAACATTACATCTCCGTATCTAATTATAGTACCCTCTTTAGTTAAAATTCTTTTATCTAAAAGACTTATAATCAAAGATTCAGTAACTACCTCTTTATTATCTCTTTTTAAAACTCTAAAGAATGCTTCTACATCTTTATTAATAGCTTCAACAAGTTTTAAATCAATAACATTCACAGATTGTTTAGAAACATCTATACCAGATAAAATCTTAACAATATCAATTTTTCTATCTGTTGTTAAAGAAACCATTTCAACCATTGCTTTAGTTTTTAAAGCTTGTTTAGAAGCTTTTACTTCTTCATCTTCATTAGCATCTATAATAACAAATTTAGCTTTTGGACATAATCCTTTTTCTAAATCTTCTAATGAATTAGCTATTAAATCACTTCCTTTTAGAATATAAAGTTTAACAAGGTCTAAAGGATTTTCTGTTTCAAAGAAATTAGCACCATAACTTAATTGTACGTGAGATAATTCAGTGTCAAAAAATGGGTGGTCTTCATTATGTTTATAAGACAAATCAAGACTAATTCCTAATCTATCTTCTAACTCTTTTATCTCAGATTCTGTAGCAGGAAAGCTATATTTCCTTGTTTTTGAATCAATAGCACAACTGATTTTAATGGGCTTAATTAAAGCTCTTGCTTCTTCTGTTTTAAACCAAACTGGTTTTTTTATAGGTCTTACTTCTACTAATGCCATAATATATTTTAAGTGTTAATTAAATTGTAATTTGAATTGTTGTTTAGATTTAAGTGTTAGTTAAAAGTTAAGGGGTAGGGTTTACTACCCCTTAAACAGACAACTAAAACACTTAAATTATAGTAATCCATTAGGTTGATAAACCAACATACCACAATTTGAAATATCTTCTATCATTACACCCAATTGGTCTGTCAAATGAATTGAGTAACTTTCTTTAGTGTTTGCAGGGTTTTTACCATGATTTCTTCCTTCTGGACCAATCAAACCTCTTACATAACTAAATCCATAAGCTCCTTCAACTTCAATTTTCTTAATGTTAGTACCATTATCACCTTTGAAATCTAAGAATAAATATCTCAATGATTCAACATACTTACCAGTAATAGGGTCTATTTGACCATTGAATCTTCTATCATCAAATAGAGGCATATGTATAAAGTTTACTTTAATACCCATATTAGAAATATATTGAGAGAAAGTATAACCATAACCATATGCGTTAGGGTGGAATGCTGTTACTTGTTTAGCAGGATTAAAGTTAGTACCAACAAATCTCCAAGAACCATTTTCTTGAACAAGTTTATTCATAGCTTCTGAAGCTTGTACCATACCAAAATAACCTGTAAGAACATTAATTTCTTTAATTTCACCTGGATTTACTCTTGAGAAATAAATATCAGAAAGGTATTCTTCTAAAAGTTTTACAGAGAATTTAGTGTAATAGAAATTATTACCACTAGTTTCTAACTGTTCAATAACACCTGGAAAAGTATCTACTTTATATCCAACAGCTGAACTTACACCCTCATTTGAAACACCATAGACAAGAAGTCTTTCTTTATCCATTTCAAATTGCTTGATAAGTTTAGCTTCAATAGCTGGTAACCAAGTTGAGAATTTCTTACCATCTTGAATAAAGTCAGCAGCTAATACCATCTCGTGAGCATAGTCAGTAATTTCGTGTTGTAATCTAACTTTACCAGTTTTACCATATAAAGTATAATAACCTCCAAATTGAACAGAACCACCTTGAATATCAGCTTCTGAAGCAGTAGCCCACATTCTTGACCATTCTTGACCTACTTGGAAAAGTTCAGCAGGAATACCTTGACCATCTTGTTTTACATATTGAACTCTGTAAACATATTTACCATTAGCTGTTGCAATTGGACCCTCTTGGATTCTACATTGATAAGATTTTGAACCTCTTAAAGGAACAATTACATCAGATGGTAAATAAAAATTTACATCAGCTTCAATTTCAAACATTACACCACCAGTGCCTACAAACCCACCAGCAGTTCCAATAGCTTTAGTAATTACTAAAGGTTTAAAATCATCAGCAGCTACTTTATATTCATAATCAGTACCTTTAATTGTCATCTTATTATTTCCAATAAGTGAACTAAAAGCATTTCCAGAATAATTGTGCTGAGCAGAGAAAAGACCTTCAAGAATAGGTTTCATTTGAAAAGGCTTTTTCTCAGAAATTAAACCCAAATTGTTTCTATCTGTGTAATTTGGATTTACACTTCTACGAACATTATTTACATATCTAATGTCTATTGCCATAAATTATTATTTTTAAATTAACTAAATATTTCAGAAAGATTTATTTTATTAGTAGAACTCCCAACACTACTATTAACTAAACCTTTTCTATTCTCTAAATTGCTTTTTACTTTATTTGTTGTTTCTGTTTCAACTTTCTTTTTTAAGTCTTTAAAATCAAAATCTGATTTAAGTATTTTTGCAAGAAGAACTAATTTATTAGGGTCTTTAAATACTTTATTAATTTTATCTATTATACCTGTAGTATAAGTATTACCATTAGGTACATTAGCGTTTACAATAAAATTAAATAAATCATCTTTTTCTTTTTCATTAATCTTAAAACCTTCAATCTCTTTGTTATCAGTTAATGTACTTTTTACAGACTCTTTAAAAGAATTAAATTCTCTTATCTTAGCTTTCTTTGTTTCTTCTTGTTCATAGATAAGTTTATCTCTTTGTCTATCTCTTTCAGATGAAAGTCTTTCATATATTTTTTTAGCTCTCTGTTCTTTTTTACCACTATTAGTTAAATTTTCAATAAAATCTTCTATTTCATCGTGGTCATAATCTTGTTTCTTTAACTGATATCTTATTAATTCATCTTGAAAATTTTCATCTTCTATATTGCCTTCTGGTATTTCAGTCTTGTTATAGTACTCTACAAAATCACTTACTTTACCCCCAGAACGTATATATTTAATAAGATTCTTACCCTCTTCATTTAAATCTCTCTCAACAAAATCATTAATTCTGTTGTTTACTTCTTCTTCATATTCTTTCTCATAAAGTTCCTTAAGTTTTTCTGGAGATAATCTTTCATTATCCTCTATCTCAACGTGTTTTAAGATACCATAATCTTTTAAGTCTTTATATACATCATCATATATAGAAGTTTCAACTTTAGATTCATCTTTCTTTGTTTGAGGTTTATTTAAATCAACTTCTTCAAGATTTTCTTCTCCCTCTTTTTTAATAGAAATATCTTCTTTTTGAGGTTCTTCTAATTTACTATTTTCTTCTTGTTCTACAGGTTGTTCTATAGTAGTACCATCTTCTGCTATAATTTCACCCATATTAACATCTAAATTGTCCCAACTAAAGTTTCCTAAAGGACTCTCTGTAAAATTGTTTTCTGTTGTCATATTTGTTGCAAAATTAATAATAAAAATTTATAATTGTTAAGTTTTAATCTTAATAAATGAACTTTATCCCTAATAGCTTATTCTACATTAACACTAGCTTTCAACACTTGATTTTTTGCTTTTTTCTCATCAATAGCTAATTTTTTATCCTGTTGTTTCATATTATCTTCGTGTTCCTTTTTCTGTTGTTCAAGTTTAGCTTCTTGCAATTCTATATTTCTTTGTTTAATATCTGCTTCTACACCAAACTTAGCAACTTCAAGAATATCTGGAGTACCATCTTTATCAAGGTCTTTATCTTCATTAAAACCAATAGAAAGTATAGTTTGTTTTTGTATCTCAAGTTTTCCTTTAAGGTCAATCTCTTCCATCTTAAATTGATGGTCAATATATTTCATATCTTTTTCGTGTTGTTGTTGAGCCTCTTGAAGTTCTTTTTGAGATTTAAGTTGTTCTTCTTGTTGTTGTTGAGTAAACTCTCTCCTTTCTTTCTCAGCTTTCTTAAGTAATTCTTCAGCTTCTGTAATAGATTCACTTCTCATTACTTTCATAACATCAGACATTTCAATAGCTTGATTTTGCATAGCTGCGTGAGCCAATTGTCTAACCATCTGAAGAGCTTCATCAGATTTCATAGAATTAGATACAAATACACCATAAGTACTGTTTTCAAGTAAATCATAATCTATTTGTAACATTCTTTGAGAAAAATCATCTAAAGCATAAGAAAGATATTTAGGTTGATAAGTTGAATAAGCCACCTTAGCTATTTCAATTAAGGCTTGAAGAGCATTTCTTTTAACAATATTGTGCATTTCAAAATACGGTTCAAGTATATTAGCTGATTGAATAATAGCCTGTTGAGTATTTCTCACAGCTTCATTAGAACCTATTTGACCTTCTATTTGTTTAGTAATACCTACAGATTCACCACATCTTCTTTCAATATAATCAGCTAGTTCTACATATTTCTTTATATCTGAAATTAAAGATAAGTCAATCTCTTTTACTGCTTGAGTAATTTCAGATTGTCTTGTACCCTCTTCATTAGGATTAAGTAGAGCTATTTGATTATCAAAAGTATAATAAAACCATTGGTCTAAACTAATTTTAGCAGATTTAAGTGGTATTAAAGAAGCATTTATACCAAGTATTTTACCTCTATCAGAATTAATAAGACTTTCTATTCTATAAAGAATTGTATCATACAGATAATTATAATGTTTAATTCTATCCATTATAGAAGTTGGTTCTGAATTTAAAGCATCATAATAGCAACCTATATATGATAACTTACATTTTGTCGGGTTTTCTAAATCAAAATACTGTCCAGGAACTTCTCTTAAATGTAAATACAAATCATTATCTATCTTGTAGCCTTCATATCTTGATACTACCCAAATTAACTCTTCAGATAAATCACCTGATTCTTTATTTAATTTATATTCTTCATCTACAACAATTTCATAAGGTTCATTTGTTTCTAAATCTATTCCCCTTACAAATTTTATTGGTTTTAAAGATTTCCATTCACAGTGTGTAACTCTAATTCTATCAGAAGACCTATTGTCAGAGAATACATCTTGAAGATATAATTCTGTACCTCTGTTTTGTACTTTTTTATATAGATTATCAATGTCTTCATTCTCAAGAACATCACCAAACCTATTTACAATTTCACTTACAGTTAAAAACTCATCATAAGAAGCCCACTCAGCATCTTCTACATTATAATCAAACTCACCACAATCAAAATATAAAGGATTAATAACTTTTAATACTGGTTCCCTGTTCTCAATACAAGCTCTAAAAATCTCCTTAGAAGATAATAATCCGTGCTTCCATGCTAAATTAAACTTATTTCTAATATCTTCTTTTTCTTTAAGATACTCAAGAATTTGATGAGCTAATAATTCAGCTGGGTCTTGATGGTCTCTCTCCATATAAAGTTTAACTTCTTGCGGAGTTCTTGCTTTAACTTCTTGTTCAATTTGTTGTTGAACCTGAGAATTAATTTGAGAAATTTGTTCTTCAGTTAAAGGCTCTTCTTGGTTTTGTTGTGCTAACTGTTGAGCTTGTTCTTGTTCAACTTGTTTCCTTATTGGAGCAGTAATTTCTTGAATTACAAAATCTCTAATCTGATTAAACTCTTCTTGTTCTTTTCTTGTAGTAGCTTCTGGATTAGTTGCTAATACTCTAAAAGAAAAAGGTCTCCTCATTTCCATTCCAATAAGTGCCTTAATTTTACCAGATACAATATCCTTATGAGTAAAATTAGTTTTAGGCTTACCAGAATCCTTACCAAAAGGATAACACACAGCTTCAAAATCTTTCATATTGACTTTATTATTAAATAAATCATAGTTAGATTTCATTCTGTGTTTATCATTACCTACAAAGGTTTCATCTTCTAAGAAATCAAATATATAATTTTCAGTTCTTCTACAAAAATTATTTATATTATCTTTGTACCATTGAAAATCATTTGATTCCTTTTGTTTTCTTGTTAATCTACCTCCTGTCATTGATTTGATTTAAAAAACTTACCATTTCTTCTAATCTACTTACACTAGAACTATACTCTTTTTCTAGTTCCTGTTCTTGCAATTGCATCATACACATAAAAAATGATGATAGTCTATCACAATTTACTTTTCTATTATATATTAATAGTTCTTCTATAAATCCTGGACAATCTATTTCATCTATTACAGATAAAGTATTTCCAAAATCATCTTCATAACCATTTAGTAACCAATCATTAGTGTATTTTTCACAATCTTCTTTTATTCTATCAGTCATATGACAACCATATTTTCTATCTACTTTAGAGTTTTGTATAGAATTTGATATTGCTCTATCTGGTTGTACTGCTAAATATTTTAATGCTTTTTTTCTTTCAAAATATGTCTTAGGGTGTGTTACTTCATTCTCAAACATTACTTGTGTATTGTATAACATAGCTAGTTTTAAAGCTATTTCATTTACAATATCTGAGTCTTGAGGTCTACCATAATATTCAGCAACTATTTTATATTTAGTATTTTCACCTCTTAAGTGTCCTTTAAATACTGTTATAGCAGATAAAGATGTACCATTGTTTTGTCTATATGGGTCATACCCTATCTTATAAAAGTTTTGTGGTGCTTTTTCACTAGGAAATTCATAAATAACTACAGCACCAGTTAAATCATTTGTTTTAGGTTTATAATTATATATAGGATTTAATACATTGTTTAAATCTGGTTTAGCTAAAACTTCCGTTCTATCTTTATTATAGTGTAGTGTTACTGGTATACCTTTTTTTATGTGTAAAGACTTAGCTTGTATTTGATTTAATCTATTTCTTAATTCATCTACTGGAAATATTGAATGTGATGACATACTAAAAGCATCAGCAGGACATAGAGGAAATTCTTGCATATGTTTATGTAATAGTGCTGAAGAAGAAGAATTACTTAAAATAGTCTTTCTTCTTTTCATTTCCCATCCTTTAGCTCCTTTTATGTTAGAGTTTCCTTGTTCATCATAGAAACCTTCCATATTCCAAGTAACTGGGTGAAAGAATCCACAAACAGTATTTTCAGCATTTTCGTCCCAAATATTAATAAAAGGCATTAAACCATAAGCAAGTGGATTATAAAACATATCTGCATAATCTTTTGTTCCACCTTGCATATCACCACTAGTTCCTATTATACAAACTTGTCCTGTAATTTTACTTCCAGCAGTCAGTGATGGTACTGTTGCATTAAAAGACTGAGCTAAATTATCAAACACTCCAGCCTCTTCTAAAAGGATAAATAAAGCATCAACACCACGCATAGCATCAAAATTATCTTTAAAAGTACGTGAAGCATCAATTCTTGATTTATAACCTCTCTCAACATTAACACCATTTATTTGTTCTACAAAACCAGATTTAATAAAGTCTCTTTTTTCAACTAATCTGTTTTTTGAAAATCCAGTGTGTTCATTAAAGAAATTTAAAAATTCCCAGACTTTCTCCATAGTCTCAGCCATAAATTTCTTTTCATAAGCACCAATTAGTGTTAGTTTATCCCTAACTGTATTGTAAATATTTGCTATAATTAAAGCATTTTTAAAGGAATAACCTTTACGTCTAGCTTTACCAACTATAAAATGATAACCACCATTTAAATAATCTAAGTGTGGCTTTACAAATAAATTAAGTCTACCTAGAATATCCTTAGATATTTTATCTCTTTTATCTTTTACACTGTTATATTCTTCTGAATTTTCTTCTAAACCTTTTAGTTCTTTGTTTAATTTATTCCACTCTTTTCTTTCCTTATCTGTACTAGGTACTTGTGAGTATTTAGAACACAGACCATTTCTTGCTATTTCTAATGACCAAAAGAAATTATAATCACCGTCCCAAAAATCTGGAAAAGATACTACTTTATTAGCTAAAGTTTCACCATCTTCATCTTCTTGAGAAAACTCAACCTTTTGTATTTGAGCAAAATTAAGATAACAATAGTGGTGACCTGTTATTTTCTCTCCACTTACTTCATACCCTTCCAAACATCTCCTTAATTGCTCCTTCCAATAGTCTAACCATTCTGGAGTACCATATGGAGCTTCTGTATAATAACCTTTCTCTATAAATCTTATAGCTTCTTGTCTAAATACAGAAGAATCTATCCACTTACCATTACTATATCTAATTTTACTTTCTTTAATCATATTAATTTTCTAAAGGGTTGATTAATTTGTTACCCCTTGTTTTAGTAGAATCAAAAAGTTCTTGTTCAACTTTCTCCTTTAAAGTATTTAAAGAAGTCATTATTTTTTCTACTTTTTCAACTGCTGAATAAACATCAGCGGGTTTATATACAGGCATTCCAGACTTAGTTCTTTCATTTAAATCTATACCAATAAGATATTCTCTTGTTCTCATTACAGTATCAAGAGATTGTTTATACATCATATAGTTAAATGAACCCTCTGTTTGAAATTCTTCTATTTTAGCTAAACACTGTTCTATTAAATTATCCGGTTTCCAATTATTAGGAAATTTAAGCAACTCTTTTAGTTTATGAAATCTTTGCTCATCAGAGTAACCAGCATATGGGTTTGTCTTCCTTTTAGAGGACATTAACTCAATAAAAGTAAACTCTTTTATAGCCTCAGATTTATCTTTAGAGTTATCTCTATCCCATATATCTTTAAAAGGTGAAGTTAATATTGTCTCTATATTTGGTTTAGCTATATTATTTTCTAGTATAAATAAATAAGCCATTACTCTTCTAAATAAATATTATAATCATCAAGTGTTGCTTTATTTGTCTCTAAAAACTTATTTATAGCAACAACAAAAGAGTGTGTATCACTTTGCATAGTGGCTATTACGTGTTTATCTTCACTAAACACAATAAAATCATAAAATTCATCTTTTATAATTTCATACCTTTTTATTGTTATATTTTCTCTAAAAATAACCATTTTCTTTTATCAACATAAATTATAATTAAAACTCTTTTAATAAACAATAAGAAACATATTTTTGATTACCTATAAGGTTTAATATCTTATAATAATCAGCTGTATTATTACAAACTTGACAACCAGTAGACCAACCACCAATTAATCTAGTAATAATATTTCCTGGTTGATAAGTAGCTGTATGAAAATTAATACCAATAATACCCTCTCTTAATTTTCCAATCTCTTCAGCTTTTTCATTTTTATTCCAATCTCTATAGAATTTAATAGGATTAGCTTGCTTTAATGCTTTCATTTTACCTTTATGAAATCCAGGAGTCCATAATGAATGATACCACTCATTAGTTTTAATAACAGCACAACCTTCAGAATTATAGGTGTTATAATTCTTTAGACCAGTTAATCCAGCATTTGTTGTACCAGTAGTTGCCATAATAAATTTATCTCCTTTAAAAAGATAAAATTTATCATCAAATTCATTAAATTTATCTTCATTAGATTGAACACCTAACAGCCAATAATTAGCTGGAAGTTGTTTAAATGAAGGTAAAGATTTCACTTTTTCTAATAGCTGTTTATCTGTATAACTTTTCATTTTGTTAAAAGTGCTTTAATTGTTAATTCTTCACTAGTATTATCATTAAATACTACACTTAAATCTTTATATAAATTATAAGTATTTGTATTTAAATGAACAGGTATTGTTCCTGTATATAAAGTTATGTGTAATTTATTATTTTCACATTCTTTTATATCAATACAACCACTACAATAATTGGTACAATAAGAGAAGTTATTCATTTCATTATCTTTAAACTGAAAATAAACATCTAAATATTTTCTTTCTTTTACAGTACCTAAATCTATAGTATTATTTATAAATTTACTCATCTCCTTTATAAATTTTAAATTTATCTTGTTTTAAAACCCAGTATTTATGAGTATATTTATCCCAAATTTTTCTACCTTGCTTTAACATATTCCATTGTAATTTAGTAAGTATATAAGGATAACAAGGTTTATCACAAGCTTTATTAGCAAATTGTAACTGTGTTGTTTGACACTTACAAATTCTACATTGACCTTCATTATAACATTGTTTATCCATAGAATTAATTCTAGTTTCAATTTGTTCTCTTATATATTTTCTTATAAGATTTCTTAAATTAATCCCTATAATTTGCTTAGAATAATATAAATTATACCTAAAATTACCTTGAAAGAAATATATTATATTACTTAAGTTTATCTTTGATTTTGTTATACTCATTATAAATATTTAATTTTTTATCAAAAGATTCTTTTGTTATTCTATCACTTTCTAATAAAGTCTTTAATTTACCTATAGTACTATTTATTCTAAATGAACTCACTTTAAAAGAACCTAAATACTGTAATCTAATATCCTTTAAACAGTTATTGTTCATAACCTCTTTTACCATTCTAAAAGGAGAATTACATATTTCAGCAAACTGTTGTAAAGTAATATTGGGATACTTATCTTTTACCTCTTTATAATAATTCTGTATATCACTATTCATCTTTTAAAAGCTTAAAATTATAATATTGAACTTTAGGTTCTGGTATTAATACAGGTAATATTTCTAACTTATCTTTTTCTATAATAAAACCTTTATTCTTTAAACTCCTTAAATAGTTACCTAATCCACCAAAGGATAAAGATAGTTTATCTTTAACTATTTTTCTACCAGTAGTAGAAAAAGGGTCTTTAGCTAAATCACCTGATAGGGACATAAATGCAGATAAAACTTCTATTTCTTTATCTGTCATTTGTATAGGTAACATAGGATTAATAATATACAAATGTTTCTTATGATAGTTATAACTATCTAAACTAATGGATTTACTAATTATTTTCATATTTTTGTTGTCTTTCTATTTGTTCTTCAATATAGTAATTATATAAATCTAATATTTCTCTTTTTTCAAATTTATCTAAATCTGAATTAGCATTTAAAAATCTTCTAATTTTCTTAAATCTATATAATGGAACTATTGTATGTAAAAAGTATAATGTAAATATTTTATCTAAATTATATTTATAAATAGCATATCTTAACATTACACCATTATCTTTTCTAAATTCAACAATAGAGTCTTCATTGCTAAAGTCTATATCAAACCTAATTATTTCTTTAAGTGTTTTCATATTGCAAAATTAAAAATAATTTTTAATATAACAAAAAGGTAAGTAGAAAAAATCTACTTACCTTTTAATTACCAATTGTGATTATTTAAGCAAAACAAAGTTTTCAAATTATTTTCACTTACTAAAGGGCATAGAAAGTCCTCCATAGGGGTTTAACCTACCAATAGGAGAGCTATTTCCTATTAACATATTAACTCGTAATTTGCTTAATTTTATATTTAGTTTTTATCTGCCTTTTTAGATTAAAAAACTAAAACAATTAAATCCTAGAAAGTTTTATTAGTTATCTTTGAGTTCATCTCTAATAACCCTTACTGTCTAAAACAACCTTACCTTTAAGGTTACTAAAAAACTTATTAACTGTCTTTTTATTATACAGCTCTTATTTGACATATTACTTATACCTAGCATGTTACACGAGTACTAAAATATTGACTACAGTACCCCTATTGTCCAGAATTATAAATTTTATTATCTTAATGTGTAGTCCCAAGATTAAGTAAAATCTATAAAACATTGCTAATTCTATTATCCCTTTGCCTTGCTTTCCAAGTGTCCTGACTTCAGTATAACCTTAATTATACTTGCCTTATCTCCTCTATTTTGGTCCTTTTAAGGGATTCCACTGATGAGTGAGTTATAGAGTGGGAATCACATTGGTTCTAGTTTTGCAGTTTATATGGGGCATTCATATAAACCCTCACAACTGGGTTTAGCAACACTAGGCTTTCATAACATATCTTTTTGGAACTATGGTATCAATCTTCTTAGAAGTGTTATTGGTATAACCTATAAAGTTATCATCTTTTTTAAAATAGCCTCCAACTGAACATATAAGTTTCTAAGATTAAACTCCCATTTAAGCTAAGTCTTTTATATCCCTATAGTGCTTAGCCTGAGATGACTTAGTTGCAGTGTCATCATTCCAGAGGCAAAAGTAAGAATAAAAAATGATACTACCAAACTTTCTATAAAAAATTTTTGGAAAATTTTTATTTTAATAGTGTAACTATTTAATTTTCAATAAAAAATTAAATACCCCCTACCACTATTATATATAATAAAAATGTGTAAAGTAATAAGTGTGGTATAATAAATGTGTAAGGCAATAAATATGTAGAGTAATAAATGTGTGGAATACCCCATTCCAACCCCCCACTAATTTTTGAGAGAAGAAACTCCCCCTCTTCTCTTAGTAACAAGTATTTTATTGGGGGCTAAATTATTATATATTATGATAGCAACAGCTTCAAGTCTTTCACAAGAGACTTTAAACAAATTATATCAAACTGATGCTTATTATCAAGCAACAGCACTCTATGGCATAGCTTCAACAGATGAAGATATTATAGACTATGCTATATATAAATTAAAACAAACCCTTGAATATAACCCACTTTCATTAACAGATGAAGCTGAGTTACTAATAGAACTTGGTCTTGTAAAGAATATGGAAGACTTCAACAACAGAGTAAAACAATACTTTGAAGAAGAAGATAGAATCCAAGCTGAGACAGTAGATGAAGTATTCTACTGCTAAAATAGTAAAGCCTCTAGTAAAACAGAGGCTTTACTTTATTTTTCCATTAATACAAGATATCTTTTAAACTTTCTAACTGTTAGAGGTTTTAAACTCTTAGTGTCTTACATAAGATATAACATATCACTTTTAAACTTAACTTTTCTTATGTAAACCTTCCACTCATATTTAGTAATAACATTTAAATATTATATATTATGAAATCCAAGAAATACCTTTTAGCTTCTTACCTTTATGTATTATTTAATACATATTTGGTACTTGTTCCAAGTAATCTTACTACTAATGAAAGAATATTACTTGCTTTAATTACAATAGCTTTTTGTAGTATTGTAACTTATAAAGCTGTTAAATCACATAAAACTAAAATAGCAATAAGATGAAAAAGAATTTAGTCATTAAAATCCTAATAGGGGTTATTCTCCTATTAGGATTAAAAATTTTGTATTTACAACATTATGTAACTATTAAAGTTAATAATAATACTTTATTAGTTTACACATCTGAGAAAAACCAAAATGGTTTTTTCAAAATGTATATTCCAGCTACAAAGTATAATGATGAGTATTTTGAGTATATTAGAAAACTTGAAGTAACTTATAAAGGTAATGATTTATTTATTACCAGCTTTGGAGATTATTGGATATTTGAAAAAGCTAATAACAATCTATTAAACAGAATAACTCCTGTTAAAGTAGATTATGATGTAGCTGAAGAATTAATAAAGTAAGCTATTAATATAAAAACTTACTCTTTTTAGTGTTGTGTATCATAATTATATTAGTTAGTGGCAGTGCTTCGCACTGCTAATAAAACCTAATGTAATTATTATTACACCAGACTAAGGAGTAAGTTTTTTATTATATAAACTTTTTACTCATATTTAAATAACTAAATAATTAAATATAAAATAAAATGAAAAATCTATTAACATTATTATTGTTGTTGGTTGCAGGATTAAGTTACTCCCAACAAGTTTACAATTTAGATAAACCAAAAGAAAAAACAGAACAATCTTTAATTGGTAAATCTAAAGAAACTAAAGATAAAGCAATTTATAAGGGTAAAGAATATCCAGTATACATTACTGAAAAAGGTAAATTATTTATTATAGTTGTAAGTAAAAAAGGTAATATTTATAGAAAGTATATTACCACAGAAAAATAATAACTATATACTATATAGGTGTGTTTAGTAAAATGACTTAGTAGTTCATTACACCTATATAGTATATATACTTTATTTTTATATTTCCACCAATTATAAACCTTTCACTCCTTTTTGGTAACAAGGTTGGTGTTATGTGTCTTGTTACTTATACTTTATACATAACTTTTTATAACTTTATTTAAAACATTTTAACTATGGTAACTGTAATTAGACAAACAAACAGAGACAATGTAATTGTTGCAATTAGCAAAAACAACCCAGAAAAAGCACAAGTAGCTGTAATGGAAGTAAGAGTAGAGTATGTTATTAATGAACTCACTAATTCAACCTTTGAACAAGAACACAAAAGAGTTGCTTATTTGAACATTGATACAATAAACTCTGCTAACTATTATGAAGGTAAAGAATTACCAGGACAAGTAATAACTTGTACTTCTCATACTCCTTTCTTTGAAGGTCAAGAGCCTAAAATGAAACAAGATGAGAAAGGTGAATGGACTATTCCTTATCTTGATGCTGAGGGTAAAATGGTTTATACACGTAATGTGTATGATGCATCTGGTAAATTAGAAGACAAATTTGTAGATGCAGCTCAATTAAGAGCTTTGGCTGATGCTAGTAAAGCAAACAGTGTTGCCAGTAAAGTAGTTCCTAATAAGGAGCCACAAATTTTCTAAAAGTAATAAAAAGAGGTAAATAACACTACCTCTTTTTATTTTATTTGTAGTTTAAAGAAATTTAGTATATTTTAATATGTTTTAAAAGAACTTTAAAAGGGTTTTTTGTGTTAATTATTTTTATTATAAAAGGTTAGAGTAATACTTTAAAAATTGCTCATAATCCTCTCACAATCAAATAAACACTTATTAGAAAATACTTAATTTCTAAAAAATTATCATAAAAATATAGCTTAAATACAATTAGTATGAAGACATTAAAAATACAAATATTAAAAAAGATTGATAGAAGAGAGCAACTTATATTAACTCTCTTAAATACTCAATCTCCTAATATACCTCTTATTGAGGAATTGGAATTAGAGTTAGAAAGACTCTATGAAAGACTTGAAACACTCTAATTAAGGAACTTATAAGCTATTAGTAATTACAAACTCCATATATTTTAAGACAAATCGCACTACCTAAAATTACTAATAGCTTTTTCAAAAAAATTTATGCAAACAGATAAACAAAAAGCTAGACAAATCCACATTATTAAACTCTTACAAAGAGCTTTATATAATGGTGGTTCAGTATCTTTTATTCAAAGTACTGATAGAATTAACCTAAAAGATTTATCTTCTATTAAACAAGAATCTATTAGAAGATTAAATTTATCACCAGAGTTCTTTAAAGGTAAAACTTTTTTACAATGCTTCAATGACCTTGAAGAATTAAAAGAAGATTTTGGTGCTAAAACATATGTTATAAATTAATTTTGGAAAACAGAAAATTTAGGTTTTCTAGTGAGGAAGATTTAGTAATCATTAGAAATATAGAGCAGTATCCAGACAACATTAAAATTGCTCTTCAAAAAGCTGTAGAAGAACTTAATACTGAGCCTTATTTATCACAAAGAGAAGGTAAAGAGAGAAGTTTTCAAACAACTTCAAGTAGATATTATATTTCCTTGAAGAAATCAGACCATAAAATATTATTTACAGGTTCTGTAAAAGGTTTTACAAACAATACCAAAAATACTCAAGTAAATAGAGATACAGGTTTATTTCCAGAGGACAGAACTTTAAATAAAGTTGAGTGGGTAACTAAAATTATTTTATCACTAACAAATGAAGAAAAAGACTTTATAGTTAATTTCTTCAAAAGTGTATCACAATTTAATAAAAAGAAAAAATGAAATACATATTAACACTTTTATTTATACCTTTATTTTTGTCTTGTAGTAAAGACAATAAAGATATGCCAGATAATCCTAATAACTACAAAGACTTAGGAATTACCTATCATAATATATTTAAAGAAGAAGATGATAAAAACCTAATTAGATTATCAGATTATGAATTAGAAAAAGCTCATAAAGTAAATTATGATAAAGACAATACTTCTTCTCCTAAATATTGGATAATTATAGAATTAAATAATGAAAATATAATACTATTAAAATATAGAGATGATATAGACGAAGATGTTCTTGGAAAAAGGGATTTCTCTGGTTTTTTAGCAACTTATATTAAAACATATAAGTTATATGAAAAGAGTAGTGAACAAGACTATGATTTATCAAAAGATTTTTATCTTACATTAAAAAACCCAATAGGAGAAAAGAAAAAAGTTCATTTCTCATCTATAAGTCGTCAAATAATGCCAAAGAAATGGTATCATATGATATATGAGTAATTATAAAAATTCTAAAAAAACAAAATAAAATATTTTATTAAATAACTTAATTCCTACAAGAGAAATCTTATTTTTGTTTTTAAAGTCCGACTTCATATCAATCTCTTGTAGGAATATTTTTTATTATTAACTATGATTGTAACAATTGATAATGTAAAGTATAAAGTAAAATTTAAACATTACAATTCAGATAAGGACTATAAAGGTACAGAATGTACTATTATAAGAATATCAAACAGTAATAATCCAGAGATATCTATAGAAGATACTGTTATTACAACTAATACAATATTAAAAGATGGTGAAAATTTTAATAAAGAAATTGGAAGACAATTATCTTTAAAAAGAGCTTTACACCAAATAGGATTTTCAAAAGGAATTAGACAGATTTTTTGGAATGCTTATAAAGTATGGGGAAAAACAAGATTTTGACTAAAAATCTATAAAATAATTTGGTAATTTAAAATACTTATTATATTTTTGCACCCATATAAAAATATTTTGTGATATTACTTACTTCAATACTTTTTTAGAAAGTAATATTATATTAGTCACAAATTTAGTCTTATAATTTAATGAATAAAATATTTGCCTTACAAGCAGAGGGTCAAGGGTTCGAATCCAGTAGGACCCACTTAGGTTAAAATTAAAAAATTTTTATCATTGTAATTTTTGGAATATTAGCTCAGACAGGTTAGAGCATCTGACTGTTAATCAGAGGGTCATAAGTTCAAATCTTATATATTCCGCTTTTAAAATTTATTGGGTAGAAAATTTTTAGATGTCTGTTGGGAAATAAACATCTAATGGGGGAGATATAGCTCAGTTGGTAGAGCAAAGGACTGAAAATCCTTGTGTCAGTGGTTCAATTCCACTTATCTCCACAATAATTGTGAAAAGTAATTTTTAAAAGTAGTAATAGATAAGTTACTTCTGTTTATTTTTGGGTTACAAACAATTATTACTTATCTAATTTACTCTTAAAAATCTGATTTTTTAATTAAAATTATTTATTTTGTGTAGTGATAAATAAGTTACTTCATTTCATAAGCTAAATTTTGGGAATTTAAAACTAGAAAACTACTTATTTAATTTTACTCACGAACAGGGCTATTAGCTTAATTGGTAAAGCATCTTATTTGCAATAAGAAAGATACAAGTTCAAGTCTTGCATAGTCCACTTTTAAAATAATTATTTCTCTTGAAGTTTGTCCATATGAAATGGACAAAATATTTATTTTCAAAAAAACCCTATGGTGCTATTTTCATTTTTTTTCTCTTGGATTTTATTTTTAATATTATTAGTTTTATATTGAGTTTTATAGGGTTCTCATATGTATATTTATTAATATACATTCTTGACATTTTTAACTTTGTTAAATTAACTACTCTTGGTCGTGAGATAAAAGAGTAGTTTTTATTTATTTTATAAATATGAAAGAATCATTAAAGAATATAATATACTTATCTCATTTAGTAAACTCTGAAGAATATGAAAGTCCTGAAGAACACAAATCAATAATATTTTCTTTTTTTGAAAATTTTGAAGATTTATGTCCAAAAGAAACTTTGTTTGAACTTTTAAAAGAATATTATAAAGATGAATATGAGAAAAAGTCTTTTCTTAGTATACCTGATATAAAAGATTTTGGTAAAATTGTCTCTAAAATATGTGTAAGAGAGAAAATTACTAAAAAGGATATAAAAATTTTAATTAGATATATTTTAAGAAATGATAATAAGAAATTTGTAGAGTATTTAATAAATTAAAATTATAAAAATTTTGTATATTTGCATTTATTAGAAACTGTGTGAGCAATTACACATTATAAAAAGTTAAGTTTCTAATATAAGAAAGTGATATGAGTTGTGTAATTCTCCTACAATTCACTCACTTTCTTTTTTAATATTTAAATATTATGCAATATACAGTATTTGATATTGAAACTGATGGTTTATTAGATAATGTAACTAAAATACATTGTCTATCTTATCAAAAGTTTAATAGTGGAACACTAATTGAAAAAAACAGTTTAACAAACTATGAAGACATTAAAAACTTTGTACAAACTCAATCTATTTTAGTTGGTCACAATATTATTAGATATGACTTACCAGTATTAAAGAAACTATTGAATATAGTAATACCAAAAGAAACTAAAATAATAGATACTTTAGGATTATCTTGGTATTTATATTCCTCTTATGATACACCTAGAAAAGGTAAAAAAGTATCTCACGGTTTAGAAACTTGGGGAGAAATATTAGGTGTAGCAAAACCTAAAATTAATGATTGGTCTAATTTATCTATAGAAGAATATATAAATAGGTGTAGTGAAGATGTTGAAATAAATCAGTTATTATTCCATAAAGAATTTTTACTATTAAGAAAATTATATGGTAAAGACTATTGGAGAATAATAAATTATATTACATTCAAAATGGATTGTCTAAGAGAACAAGAATTTACTAAATGTAAAATAAATACTGATTTACTAAATAAATCTTTAAAGGAACTAGAAAATCTATATGAAAAAAAAGAAAAAGTTTTAACTTCAGTAATGCCTAAAAAAATCACCTATAAGATAATTTCTAAACCTTCTAAAATGTATAAAAAAGATGGTTCTCTATCTTCTGTAGGTGAAAAATGGTTTAATTTACTATCAATAGAAAGTTTACCTAAAGATTATGAGGGGGAGATTTCTATTATTAATAAAATAGAAGAACCTAATCCAGGTAGTACAGAACAATTAAAGAACTTTTTATTTTCTATAGGGTGGAAACCTATTACATTTAAAGATGGTTCTAATGGTAAAGTTCCTCAAATATTAGATGATAATAAAAGAGTATGTAAATCTATAAAAGATTTATATTCTATATGTCCTGAATTAGAAACTTTAGACCAGATGTCTTTAATTAAACATAGAATAGGTGTTTTTAAAGCTTTTAGAGATACTTTAGACAGTAATAATTATGTTGAAGCTACAGCAAATGGTTTTACCAATACAATGAGATTTATGCATTCTAAACCAGTAGCAAATCTAGTAAAAGTAGATAAATTTTATGGTGAACAGATAAGAGGTCTAATTACTATACCTAATGATAACTATATGTTTTGTGGTAGTGATTGTTCAGCTTTAGAAGATACTACTAAGCAAAACTATATGTTTAAATATGACCCAGAATATGTAACTCAAATGAGAACTCCTGGTTTTGACCCACATATAGATATAGCTGTATTATCAGGATTAATGTCTAAAGAAGAATCTGAGGAATTTAAAAGGCTTAAAAAATTAGAAAATCAAACTGAAGAGGAACATAATGAATATGTAAGATTAAACTCTATTAGAAGTAAAGCTAAAACGGTAAATTTTGCTGGAATATATGGAGCTGGAGCACCTAAAATAGCTGAAACTCTAAAATCAGATTTAGATTTTGCTAAAGCTCTACATACAACCTATTGGAATAGAAATAAAGCTGTAAAACAAACATCTGAAAATTTTATTATTAGAATAATTTTTAAAGATGGTACAATAATGAACTATAGAAATAAAAGTTTATTATCTTTAAAATTTCAAGAACAGCAAGAGTTTACAAATAAAATAAGTTCTATGTGGTTATTAAATCCTTATAGTAAATTATTATATCCATTGAGATATTTTAAAGATGCTTTCTCTACAGGTAATCAAGGTTTAGGAGTATGGTGTTTTGATAATTATGTAAGAGAAGTAAGAAAAAGAGGTATTAAAATATCTCTTCAATATCATGATGAAATAGGTTTTACATTTTTAAAAAGTAAATATACACAAGAAGATATACTAAAGTTACTTAAAGAGAGTATTAAAAAAGTAAATGAAAAGTTAAACTTAGATATACCAATAGACATTTCAGCAGATTTTGGTACTAATTATGCACAATGTCATTAATTATGAATGCAAGAGAGAATATATTAAAAGATATATTAGATAAAGCTAAAAGAAATGATGTAGGTACTTATCTTATTGCTCCAAGATTCGGCAAAACTAAAGTTGTAATAGAACTCATAAAGAAGTTCAAATACAAAAAAATATTATGGGTAACACCAAATACTAAATTAAGAGATGAAGATATACCTAATGAATTTATTAAATGGAAAGCTAAAACATATCTTAAAAAAACTACCACAATTTGTTATTCATCTCTTAAAAAACAATCAGGAGAATATGATTTAATAGTTTTAGATGAAGTACAATCTCTAACATTAAAACAAGCTAATAGATTACTTAGTAAGAGATTAACTTTTAAATCATTGATTGGATTAACTGGAACACTCCCTAAACACAAGATAAAGTTAGATATTATGTCTTACTTAGGGCTTGACAAAATACTGAAAGAAATTTCTATTAATGAAGCTATTGATAATAATATAGTTGCTGATTATAAAATCACAACTATAGGAATACCAATAGATTCAATAAATAAAAATATCTTATCAGGTAATAAGACTAAATCTTTCTATCAAACAGAATATCAGAAATATAAGTATCTATCAAGTGTATGTGAAAATACAATGAGTACTGCATCTTTTCTTAGAAGAATGAGATTTATACATAATCTACCATCTAAATTAAACTATGCTAAAGCAATATTACCTAAATTAAAAGGAAGAACTTTAATATTTTGCTCTAATATTCAGCAAAGTAATCAATTAGGTGTACCAACATTTAATTCAAAGACTAATAAAGACAATTTAAATAAGTTCTTAAATGAAGAAATAGATACTTTAGCTTTAGTTAATTCTGGTGGAGTTGGTTATACATTTCAAAATATAGATAATGTATTAGTAATACAAGCAGACAGTAATAAGAATGCTTTAAGTTTACAAAAGATTTGTAGAAGTTTAATTTATAGACCAAATTATACAGCTAAAATATATATTCTATATTCAAAAGATACAGTAGATAAGAAATGGGTGTTTAGTCTATTAGAAGATTTAGATAGTAATAAAGTAAAACATTATAATTTATGAGTAAAGCTTTAATTGATATAAATCCAGAAATTAAAGAGAAATTACAAGAAGAAAAAATTAGACCTTATGATGATGCTTTATGCTATCTAATGTGTCTATATTATAATATAAAACCCACTTATATACCAGAAAATCTTGTTAATAAGATTTTATCTACTGGTATTGTTAATAAGGATTATATTACAGGAGAAATTACTTGGAAAATAAACTTTTTAGCTGAAGATATAACTAATTTTGAATGGATTAATGAATACAGAGATTTGTTTAAACAATTAAATCCAGAAAGAACTGGAGTAAAACAACAATGTATTTCAAGAATGAAAAGATTCTTTATTAATAATCCATCAATAAGAAAAGATGATATAATAGAAGCTACTAAAAATTATATTAGACAAGTAGATAATCCCAAATACTTAAAATCTGCAGATTACTTTATATATTATGATGGTGAAAACTCTTTATTAAAAGAGTACATTGAAAGACTACCTAAAAAAGTTATAAATGAACAATCTTATAGTAACTTCATATGAATTTTACAGATGTATATAAAAAGATTTTAATTAATAAAGAAAATCATAATAGAGGTTACTATAACTGTATTCCATTTCTTGGAATGAATAGATTAGAATCTGTATTACCAGGAATAGAACCTAGATGTTATTATTTAATAGGTGCTAATTCTGGTGTTGGTAAAAGTAAACTGGCTAGATTTTTATTTATTCATACACCATTAATTTATATTGAACAAAATCCTACAGAAGATATAAAATTAGATATTATTTACTTTTCTTTAGAAGAGTCTAAAGAAAAAGTGATTTTATCAGAAATATCAAGAGATTTATTCACTAAACATAATAAAATGATTAGTGTAAAACAGTTACAATCTATTGGAAGATATAATACTGTATCTGATAGTGATTTAAAATTAATTTCACAATCTGAAAAGCACGTAAACTCATTTTTACAAAATGTTCATATTGTGGATTTTATAACTAATCCTACAGGACTTTATAAATATTGTAGAGATTTTGCTTTAGAAATAGGTACATATTATGATAAAAATAATGTACCTTTGTCCCCTGAAGAAATTAATAATATAAATAATGGTTTTGGAACATCTTACCAGAAAATAGCTTATTATAAGACCTATCACCCTAAACATTATGTAATAATAATTACAGATAATTTAAACCTATTAACTGGTGAAAAAGGTGGTGGACAATCAAAAGAAGCTATTGATTTATATTCTAGTAAATATTGTCTAAGATTAAGGGATAAGTTTGGTTTTACGGTTGTAAATGTACAACAATTTAACTCAGAGAAAGAATCTTTGGAGTTTAATTTTTCTGGTAAAACAATAGAAGAAAAACTAGAGCCTAATTTATCAAGCTTTGGAGATAGTTAAAAATATTTTTGTATATTTGCAGAAAATTTTATTATGGTAAAAAATAAAAATATTAAAATACTGCAAAATTTAACAAATGCACAGTTAGCAGAACTAAATAATTGTTCTGTAAGTACAATAAAAAGATTTATAAAAGAAAATAATATTGGTTGGAATAGATATCCATTATATAATAGATATCTAAATTTAATAAAAGAAAAACCACATATTTCTAATAAGGAAATAAGTAATCTATTAAATTGTTCTTTAGCTACTATAGGTAACTTTAACAAGAAACTTAGTAGAAAAAGTACTTTTGGTTATAAGTATGAAAGTTTTTCTATTTTTGAAAAATCAGTTCTTATAGGTACTTTATATGGTGATGGGTGGCTAACCCACTCAAGTAAAAATAAAAATAATTATAGAGGTGGTTTTTCACATAAAATTCAAAATAAAGATTATGTGAAATATAAAAAATCTTTATTAGAAAAACATTGTAATAAACTAATATTAAAAGAAAAAGTAAATCATAATTTCATTGGTAGAGATATAAATGCTCAAAATCAAATATATGTAAATTTAAAGTCTAACCCCTATTTGTCTATTTTATATAAAGATTTATACAAAAGATTTGAAAATAATAGACATATAAAAAAAATAGATAGTGATACTTTAAAGTATTTTACAGATATTTCATTAGCTTTATTTTTCCAAGATGATGGTTCTAAAATAATAAATAAAGTAAAGAATTTTTATTCTTACAAAATAGTAATGTATGATTTTAACAAAGAGTCTGTTGAGAATTTTCAAAAATTTTTATTGAAAAAATGGAATTTAAAAACAACAATTCAATATTGTAAAATTCACGGTTATACTATTTATATTAAAAGTGAAAGTAAACTAAAATTTTATTATTTAATTAAACCTTATATTGTACAATCTATGTTATACAAATTATAGCTATCTATAAATTCCGTGAATCTGGGAAAGTCTGGAAACAGATAACCCTTATCCAAGCTATATAGAAATATATAGAAGGAACAACGACTAATACATACTTTCTTAACAGGTGGTGCTGAAGAAAATGAAGTAACAAGAGTGCGGAACACAAACTTATATATACCAATATTTAAAGGTTTGTGAAGATATAGTCTGAACTGCATATATAATTTGGATTTGAAAATGCAGAATAAGAGGATAAAGAGCCTCTTAGATAACATTATTGAGAGTTACACCAAGAGATAGTGATATAGTGTTTGGTTTATTTTCTCCACATAGATATAATATACTTCAACATGGAGGATATAATATATCTTTTTTGAGAGATAATTATAGAGCTCTAAAAATATTAAAATCAAGAGATGGTATTTCAGATGTTCAAGTACCATTAATATTTGTAGGGCAAAGTGATTTTTTTAGAGAGTGTCCAAAGATAGAAGACGAAGAGAGTTTAGGAAAAATGTATAATTACATAGAAAAATTAAGAAATGGCAAATAGTATTTTAGTATTAGGTAATAGTGGACAAGGTAAAAGTTCATCTATGTTTCCTAATAAAGACTTACAAATTAAAGGTTTAAAACCAGAAGAAACCTTCATTATTAATGTGGCTAAAAAACCTCTACCTTTTAGAGGTTATAAGAAATTCTACCAAGAATTTGACAGACAAACTAAAAAAGGAAATCTACTAAACAGTAACTCAGCATCTGAGATTATTAATTATATTACTAATATACCTAAATTAGGTAAATTTAAAAATGTAATTATTGATGATGCTAATTATCTACTTACAGGTGAATATATGAGCAGAGCTAAAGAAGCAGGGTTGATAAAATATTAAGCCCTTATCCATCTAATTGCTGGAAACTCCTTAGAGACTTAATACTACAACATAATCAGTGATGATAAGTGTGAAGGTTTAAAAAATTAAGTATTGGACAATCAGCAGCTAAGACTCTTAGTTTAACTAAGTGTAAAGTTCAACGACTATCTCGTGAGAGAGTACATTCAAATTTAAAGATTTTTATGGAAACGGTGGAATATATTAGAGATTATAATAAGAAAAATTATCCAGCTGAGTATAGAATTTGGAAAGGTATGAGAGCAAGATGTAAAGCACCTTGTTTAAGTCATTTAAATTATCAAAAGAAAAATATTAAAGTTTGTAAAAGATGGGATTCTTTTAAAAATTTTATGCTAGATATGGGAGAGAAACCATTAGGATATTCTATTGATAGAATAAACAATAATGGAGATTATGAACCTAATAATTGTAGATGGGCTGATAATAATACTCAAGCTAAAAACAGAGGAAATTTCAATATAAATGTAGAATATAAAGGTAAAATACAATGTCTAAAAGATTGGGCTAAAGAATTAAATATTAATTATAGAACTTTATATTGTAGAATGTTTAGAATTGGAATGTCTTTTGAAGAAGCTATTAATTATGTTGATAAAAGAGATGCTTTAATATTTTGGAAAGGTTCTTATTATAATAAACAACAGTTGTGTGAAATGTATAACATACCTATACAAGTTTTCTATGACAGAAAAAGTAGAGGTTGGGATATTGAAAGAATACTTACTCAACCTGTAAGAAAATCACCAATTAAATAATATATAAGATATAGTCTAATCCTTTATGAAAGTAAAGGTAGTAATGTTAATAAATTCACAGATTTGGCTAAAAATTTCTATGATGTTTTAACAGCAGGAATTAATTTACCTTCTGATATGAACTTTATTATGTTTGCTCATACTGAAGTTGAAGAAGGTGCTTATAAGATAAAAACTGTTGGGAAACTTATAGATTCTCAGATAAATCCAAATGGCTTCTTTACTTATTGTTTAGTATCATCTACCTATGTAGATACAGAAGGCAAAACTGTCTATGGGTTCTATACTAACTCAACAAGAGATGATAGAGGTCTTGTAGTACCAGCTAAAACTCCTTATGGAGTATTTAAAGACCTTATTATTCCTAATGATATGGGTTATGTAATAGATGAAATAGAAAAATATAATCAAGGAGAATAAAACACTTAAAATAAATTAATATGGTAACAATTACACCAAATGTTCTTAGAGAACAAGTAGAACAAGGTATGAAATTAGATGCTCTTGCTAAGCATTATGGATTACCAAAGACTCAAATGAAAAATGCATTAAAACAATTAGGTTTAAAAATCAGAAGATTACAAGAACCTAAATTTGTATTTGCAGATGAAACTTATGTTAAAGAAGAAGATAAAAAATCTGTAAATTTTAAAGATAAAGAAGTTGATGAAGAAATAGTTAATCAAAGAGAACTTTCAACTTGGTAAATAATTAATAAATTTTTAATATGGTAAATTTTAAAGACTTAAAAGAAGAAAACCTCACAGGAGGTAATGGTAATTACATTAAATTTGGATTAAACACTGGTAAAATTTTATCTGTCTATTATACACCTAGAGGTGGATATAAAGGAGAAGAAGCAGATGCTCTAGTTGTAGAATGGCAAGTGGGGGACACTAAAAAAGATATTAGATTTTTCCCAATTCCAGATGATTACCCATATGATGCTAAAAAGGCTAGTGATGTACAAGGTTTAAGAATTAAAAATATCTTAAAGATTTTTGTACCAGAAGAAACTGTAAATAAAGTAATGTCTAATGATTATAATTCTTTTAAAGAGTTTTATCAAACAGTAGATAAATGTTTAAAGGCTAAAGCACCTAATATGGCTGAAGTTGATGTAGATTTCTTCTTTAATTATCAGTTAAATATTGCTCCTAATAACAATCAAACTTATCTAGAAATTGATAATGCAAAAACATCTTATAAAGGTAATTCTTATGTAAAACACATAGAAGGAGATTTTAAACAAGTTATTGATGATAAAGGATTACATTTTGTAACTGATGATGGTAAAGTACACCCAATTTCAAGAAATAAGTGGTTTACTCAGCAAAATTATATGAAGAAACAAACATTAGAAAATGTTTCAAAACACCAATCTTCTACTTCTTCTGGAATAGAAGATTTACCATTTGGTGGTAATGATAGTGATAATTGGTAAAAATTAAAAACTTTAGAGGGGTATGTTGCAATTTAAGCCTTATTACCCACCTTTAAGTTCAGAAGAAATACTAAACACAATAAAAGAAGAAGACATATTTAGTATTGTAATTAAAGAAGATATAAACCTAATAGATAAATACATAGCACCATATAGAGAAGATAATAATGCTGGTTGTTATTTTGAGGAATATCAAAATAGGCTGTATTTTATAGATTGGGCTGACTTTAATAATGTACAGAAAAATTGTTTTGCTTTTATAAGTAAGTGTTATAATTTAGATTTTTTAGGTACATTAGAATTTATAACTAATTATTTTAAAATTGAACAAGAGGGTGAACTAAAAAGAGACATTATTATAACTAAAAAAACTATTAGTAGTAAAATAGATAGACCTATTTTTATTGCTAAAAGAGACTTTAATGACAAAGATAAATCTTTTTGGTTACCCTATGGTATTACAAGAAAACAATTATTAGAAGATAATGTATTTCCAATAACAGCTTATAGTAGTGTAAGTAAAAAAGGTAACATTTTTATAATTAATTGTTATGATATAGCTTATGCTTATACTGAATTTAAAGATAGAATTAAAATTTACAGACCAAGAAATACTGAATATAAGTGGTATACAAACTGCACTCAAAATGATATTGGTAATTTTAATAATTTACCTAGTAGTGGAGAATTACTTATTATTACTAAGTCATATAAGGACTGTAGAGTTTTAAGAAATCTTGGTTTAGTTACTATATGGTTTCAAAATGAAGGACAAATACCTAATCAATTAATTCTAAAAGATTTAATTAAAAGATTTAAAAAAATAGTAGTTTGGTTTGATAATGACTCTACTGGAATTGGTAGTAGTCAGATGATAAGTTCTTTACTAAATTCTATAGTACCTAATAAATCTAAGTCTATAACATTACCACCTATATTATTAAGACAAAATATTAAAGACCCTTCTGATTTTATTAAATCTTTTGGAAAGAATAAATTAGAAGAATTTATAAACAAAAAATTATGAATAAAAGGGAGAAATTACTTATTTCATTTTTGAAATTTGTTTTTCTTCCTTTTTATTTTATAACAAATAAATATCAAGTAATGATTTATGAGCAACAAAAAAGCAGTGTAAATACTGTTGGTGAAATTAAAAGTAATAGTGTAAAAATAAAAGAAGAAAATTTAGATTTCATTCTTACTATACTCTCTTCAAATTTATATTCAGACCCCATAAGTTCTTTAATTAGAGAATATTGTTCAAATGCATTAGATTCTCATAGAGAAGCAAAAGTAGATGAGCCTATACTAGTAGAGTTTAAAAAAGATATCAATGATAATTGGTATTTTTTAGTTCAAGATTTTGGTGTTGGTATTTCAAAAGAAAGATTCTATAATGTATTTATAAATTTAGCTTCTTCTACAAAGAGAAATTCAAATGAGTTTATAGGTATGTGGGGATTAGGTAGATTGTCTGGTTTATCATATACCAATCAAATATCAATAACATCTATACATAATGGTATAAAAACTGTTTATATAATGTATAAAGATGGCACTAAAATTAATATTGATGAAACATTATCTATAAAAACAGATGAAAGAAACGGTGTTACTATAAAAATAAATGTAAAAGATAATGATGTTGATGAATTTAAAGACAAAATACCTAAAGAACTACAATTCTTCAGTAATGTATATCTAGATATAGATGAGTCATTAAATAAAAAACAGTATCCTATAGCTAGATTTAATTATTTTAAAATAAAAGAAAGCAAATACTATAAAATATCTACCTTAAACCCATTTGAAAGTTATACTAATCCTATAAAAACAAGAATACTCTTAGGAGAAGTAACTTATCCATTAGAAATTGATAAATTAAAAGATAAGAATATAGTAGATAATAGATATGATATATACTTGAAGTTTGATATTGGAGAATTAGAAGTTATACCAAATAGAGAAAACCTATTATATTCTGAAAAAACTATTAAAGCTATTGAAAAAAGATATTGGGAAGCTGTAAATGAATTACAAAAAGACTATAAACATCTATGGAAAAAAGACTTTTCAAACCCCTTTGTATATTATTCTAGTATTTCTAGTTATAAGTATAGTAAAAAAATACTATTAGAAGATGAATTAGGCTACGAAGTAAGAGTAAGTAGTTTTGAAAAATATAACTTTACTTTATTAGGAGAGAAACTTAACGAAAAAACATTCGAATACATATTAGATAACACTTATAGAGAACTAATAGAACAGTTTTTTATTACAAACTATTATCATATATTTGACAGAATAGGAAATGTAAAAAAAATAAGTAATTTATACAACCCATTAAGCGATATTCTATCTAAGGAAGATTATATATGTTGTGACTATTCTTCTTTAAGTTTAAAAGAAAAAACATATTTTAAAAATAACTATAATAAAAATGAGAGAGTAATTTTTAAAATTAAGAATATTGATAGTTTCAACAAATTTGTATTTTCACTGGCTAGACAAATAGTAAAGTGTAATAAGTGGAATAAAGAGACAAAAGAAATCTTTAGGTGTTTAATTAAATCAACAATACAAATGTATAATGATTTAAAGAAATTCAACAAAGAAGATGTACCTAAAGATTTTAAAATAATAAAAGAAAACACTCCTAAAAAAGTAATTGATAAGGGAAATATAACTATAAATAAAGTAAGATTCAAAGAATATGGTTATGGTGTCACATCTGATAGAGATTCTGTAAATTTTGATTCTTATAAAAAAGACCAAAACAAAATAGTAATTTGGTCAGGACAAGAAGATAAAGATAAATTATTAAACTTATATAATTTCTTATGTGAAAGTTCTTGGGAAAAAAGAACCTTTATATCAGATAAATATAGTTTTATATGGGTTACAAGTAGGTTTGAAGAGTTATTAAAAAATGAACCAGAAGATAAATTTATAAACTATAATAGTTTTATGAATGAGAAAAATGAATTAATAGTAAATATAGGAACTTTGGTATATATACACAAAACATTTCCTTTTTTAGAAAATTTAAGTAAAATAAAAGAGATAAAATTGTGGAATGAAGAGTTATATAATATTCTAAAAGAATATGAAGAATTAAGTAAAAAATATAGTTTTTGTTTCTATAATGATAATCCTATGAAAGAACAATTAAAGGAAGAAATATATAATATATGTAAAGATAATAATTCTTGGAATAATGAAATTAAGGATAAATTTGATAGTAAAAGTACTTTATTAAACAACGCTAGATGTTTACAAATCTTTACCTTTAATAATTTTTATAGTTGGAGCATTAAAGAAGAAATGAAGAATATTGTAACAGATTATATTTTATCTAAAAATCTTTTCCCAGTTAAACAAGAAATGATTGATAAATTAAATAAAGAGACAATTTTTAACATAAAAAATTAAAATTATGAATAATTTTTCAAGTAGTATTATAAAAACAATAGATGGTACAGTTACAGTAACATTGTCTAATGGGGCAGTTTACTCTTTAGAAAACTGTAGTGATGAACTATATAATAATATAGTTAAGTGTAGATTTGACTATGATAAGTTAGAAAGATTATTAAACCCAAAATTAGATGAAAATAGAAAAGAAGTTGAAGATTTTAATAATCTAATGAATAAAGTTAATAATTCTAGTTATATTACAAAATTAGGAGATTGTTTTTATATAAAAAGTGTTAGTAGCATATCTGTGCCAATAGAATTGGTTAAGTCTTTTTTAGAGGCTGAAATTAATAATTCACAGGAGTTAATAGAATCTTATTTAAATTTCTGGAGGTTGTGTTCTATGAATCCTAATTCAGAAGCAAGAGCTAATTTATTTTGGTTCTTGAAAAAATGGGGTATGAAAATATCAAAAAATGGCTTTATTGTAGCCTTTAGAAATGCTGTAGTTAAGCATAAAAATATACACTATGAATTAGCAGAATTTATTTCAGAATCTTTTTTAAATATTAGATTCACTAAAAAGAAATCTACTAAAGACTATGTTATAGTAAAAGATAGTGAAAATAATTATTTCTTATTTAAAAACACATCAAAAGAATTAGAGAATGAGGAATTTAAAGTTTTAGGAACAGTTCAAGAATTGTATAATAAATTATCTGATGAGAATGAAGAAGAATTAGTTTTTACAGACCAACACAGTGGTACAACAACTATTAAATTAGGACAACCTGTTAGATTAAATAGAAAAGAGTGTGATGAATCACAGATTAGCTGTAGCAGGGGATTACACGCAGGAGGATTACATTGGCTAGGACAAGGCTATTTTGGTGATGTTACATTAATGGTACTAATAAACCCAAGTAAAATTGTAAGTGTTCCAAAAGAGGATAACTATGGTAAACTAAGATGCTGTGAATACTATCCTGTATCTATTGTATCACGAGATGGAAAAGGGAACATAATAATTCCAGATTTTGAAGATTCTTTTGATGATGATTTTTTAAATATAACTTTGGAAAATTATGGTATTAATAATAATGATATTGAAAAACAAACTATTAATATACCAAAGTTAATAGAATTAGAAGAAAGGGATATTATTAGAAATTTGGAGTATATGAAAGATAAAATAAAGAATAAAATAATCAAATAATATGGCAGATAGTAGTAAAAGAGGAAAGACAAATAAAAGAAAAGGGAATGATGCTGAAAGATATTATGCTGAAAAATTTAGAGAATTAGGATTTGAAAATTGTAAAACTTCAAGACAAGGAGCTAAAATGTTAGATGATTGTGGAATAGATTTAATATTTATTCCATTTAATGTTCAAATAAAATCAGGAATACAACAAGGATTAAAAGCTCATAAAATATTAGAATACATGAGAGAAAAGATGAAGAGTATATTACCTAAAAGCTCTGTTGAACATACATTACCTAAAATAATGATTCATAAAAGACAAGTAGGTCAAGGTAATAAAAGAGATGAGTTTTCTGAAATAGTTTCTATGACCTTTGAAGATTTTAGTAAAATTATAAAAATGATTGAATGGAAAAAAGATTAGAAGATTATTACAATAGTCCAAGATTATCTCAGTCAAAATTAAAGCTTTTACTCTTAGGAGTAAAAGCTTTTACTGAGATAAAAGAACCAGAACTATTTTTTGAGGAAAAACAATGCTTTATAATAGGTTCAGCTGTAGATTGTTTAGTTACTAGAGGTACTCAGCAATTTAAACAAGAATTTTATGTATCAAGACTAGAAAATAAACCATCAGATACAGTAAAATCTATAATCAATGAAGTTTTCTATAAATCAGGTATTACACTTGAACAAATAGGATTATTTGCACCTAATTTTAGTGATTATACACAATTAATTTTAGAGTCTTGTAATTCTCACAATTATCAATCAAATTGGAAAGATGATACAAGAATAAATAAAATACTAGAAAACTATGAATATTGGAATGAGTTAGTAGAATCTAATGGCAAAACTATACTTACTACTGAAGATGAATCTATTATAAATAAAATAGTGTTAAATTTGCTACAAAATGATAATACTAAGTATTATTTCACTACTTTTGCAGAAGAAAAAGAGATTATAAATCAGTTACATATTGATTTTGAAGTAGAAGGTGTTGAATGTAAAGCTCTGCTTGATGGTGTAATAATTAATACAGAAGAAAAAACTTTAGAACCTTTTGATATTAAAACAACAAGTGATAGAATTATTAATTTTCCTAAATCTGTAAGAAAATTTGGATATTTTATACAGGCATCTTTTTATACAGAAGCTCTTAAGCAGTGGAAAGCTAGACATAAAATCTATAAAGATTATAAGATTAAAAACTTTATGTTTGTAGTTAGTAGTTTATTAGAACCAGAGAGTCCAATGTTGTTTAAGTGTACTGATGATATAATCTATGTTGGTAAATATGGAAGAGGTAAAATTAATTACATAACAGATAGTGGAATTACAGTAAAGTTTAAATCACCCACAATTGGTTATATAGATTTAATAAAGGCATATAAACACTATCAAAGAGTAGGTTGGGAAAAAGATTCTATTAATAAATATTTAATTGACTTGGACTTAGATACAGAGTTAAACTTGTTTGATTATATTTAAAAGTTAATTATTATGCAAATATACACAGGAAATTTTTATTTAAATAGGACTTTTAAGTATTTATATCCAGCTTTAACTTTATATGGTAATGAATTAATAGATAAATTAAGAATTTTAACTAAACTTGCTGTTGGTATAGGAGATTCAAGTATACATATAGAAAAACAATGTATATATGTATTACTTGATACTACAACAAGTAATATTTCTTTTGATAGTTATAGAATTAAAATACAGCAGTTTCTAGAGTGGATAAGAGAACAACCTTATTATATATCTGATTATCTTTGTAATCTAAGTGAGTACAGTAATTATCATATGGTAGTTATTGAGTTTCCAAGAAACCGTCATACTATATTTAATAATTTTATAAAAGGAAGATATAGTATAATGTATACAAGAGAAGAGATATATTCTATATTTGGAAACCAAAAACTAGAAAATAAAACAAACGAAATTATTGTAAATAAGAAATTAGAAGAGATAAGAAATGTTCTTTTAAGAGATAGAATAACTGTTGAGAAACATTTGGGAGAAGTGAATAAAGATTTTAATTCTAAACTAACTTTAGAAGACTTTAAAGAGCCATTAGAAGCTGATTATCCAATTAAATTAAGTGAGGAGATATTTAACTATGAAAAAATTAAAGATGATTTATGGAATTAAAAAATAAAAACTTTGAAGATATATCAAATCAAATTTTGTATTTAATTAATTTTGGTCAAGATATAACAGAAGATTTAAAATTACAACTAATGAGTAGATATAAATTAGAAATAGACACAATTAGAAATGAAGGAACTAAAAAAGAAATTACTAAATTTTATAGTAAAAGTTTTACAAAATAATTCTATAAGAATTATTATTTTTATGCTTGTTCAAGTCTTATTGATATTGCTTTTTTATTTATTATTATCTTATAAGATGCAAGTTGTAAAAATAAATATAAGTAGACCATCATATGATTATGTAGAAATAGTAGAAATATCTATATACTCTTTATGTTATTTAATACTAAGTATGTTAAGTTTTAATATTATAAAAAATGGAAATTAAAATTGTAAATTTAAATTCAGAAGGAAAAGAAGAAATTATTAGTTTAAATAGTTTAAAAGATGTTATAAATATCTTAAAGAAAACAAAAGAAAAAAAATCTATAAAACCTTTTACTAAAATTGCTGTTTTTGATTCTGAAGAAAATAGGTGGATAGCTGATTTCTATTCTCATTATAATAATGAGAATAACACTCATCAAACAGTAGGGTACAGAAATGTAACTGATGATAATATATCTAAAGATTTAAGTTTAATTGGTAAAAAAGAAAAATAATGAGTTATTTATTTATTTCTATTGTATTAACAGTTATTATATTCTATGAACTTAGGATTCATAAAATTAATAAAATAAAAGAGTTAGACTATAGAAAATTCAAAAAGAAATTTGATGAAACTATAACTGATGATTTAATACAACAAGAATTAAACAGACAAATAGAGTATTGGAAAAATAAATATGAAAGAAGTAGATACAACAATAGAAAATTGAATATAAAAGTTGTACAATTAAACAGTAAAATAAGAGAATATGAAAAATCCTGATTATATTAAGGATTTGTATAAAATAGGTTTCCTCTCTGATATACTTATAGGACTCATAGACAAATTAGAGGGGACTCCTATTTATAAACAAAGACTAAAAAACCTATTAAAACAAGTTTTAAAAGAACTTGAGAAAATAACAAGTTTTCACTATGAGGCGCATCAAAATTTTGGTAAATTACCTAATGGGGAAAATAGTGAAATAGATGCTCTAGATGTTTATTTTATTACTTCTAAGCATTACGAAGAGTTATTTGAGTTGATGACAAGTAGTAGTACTGATAAAATAGTTAGAATATTAGAGATTTATAAAAATACATCAGAAGCAGATTTCGAACAAGTATCTGTAAAATATGAACCAGCAAAATAAATTTAATTTTGTAAGAAATCTATAAAACTATATAAAATAATATTTATATTAAAATAAAATTAAGAATGAGAACAACAAATGAATTAATTGATTTAGTAAATAAGTGGGCTGAAGATAAAGGTATACATAAAGAAGCTAATTTCTTTGCTCAAATAATGAAAACTTATGAAGAAGTTGGTGAAGTCATAAGTGCTATAGAAAGCAATAATAAAGAAGAACTTTCTGATGGTATTGGAGATTCAATAGTTACCTTAATAAATGCTGCTTGGTTTTTAGGTGAAGATAAATTTAAAACTCTTTTAGTACAAAAAAATGATGCTTTAGATTTTATAAAAAATAACTATGGTGAGGATTCATTAAGAGTTAATATCAGTGGTATAATAAAAGACTTATTAAAAGAGATGTCTTATATATTTTCAGAATATATAAATGTAAAAAACCCAAATTTTGAAGAAATAGAATTTAGTATTATTAGAATATTAAATACTTTAGATATTTTATGTTATAATTTCAAACTTGATTTCACTAAATGTTTAGATGGTGCTTATGAAGTTATATCTAAAAGAACTGGTTATATGAATGACAATGGACAATTTATAAAAACAAACCTATGAGTAGTAAAATAAATATGATTGGCTATAAAAATGAATTTTTAGAAGTCATTGAAGAATTACCTTACAAAAAATATGATAGTAGAATTTCTTATAGGTGTAAATGTTCTTGTGGTAATCTTTTTGAAGCTACAGGAAAAACTATTAGAAATGGTTCTGTTAAAAGTTGTGGTTGTTATAGAAATAAAGTGTTGAAATCACAAGGATTTAAAAATGTAAAACACAATGAAACTAAAAGTAATTTATACAATATTTGGAGGGGTATAAAAAAGAGGTGTAGATTAAAAAGTAATGTATCTTATATAAAATACTATGGGAGTAAAAATATAGATGTTTGTGATGATTGGTTTAATGATTATATTAAATTTAAAAATTGGTCATTAGAAAATGGATATGAAAAAGGTTTAACTATTGATAGAATTGATAATAATAAAGGTTACTATCCTGAAAATTGTAGGTGGGTTGATTGGAAAACACAAGAAAATAATAGAAAGAACAATAAAAGATTTATTTATCTTGGAAATTCATATACTCAAAGTCAGTTATCAGAAAAATTAAATATTTCTACACAACTATTTAGTTACAGATTAAAAAGAGGTATTTATAAAGTTGTTAATAATATATTTATAAAAGATAGATAATTATGAAAAATAAAAAGTTTTTAAATACAACATTAAGTAAACTAATTATATATTCAATAATTAGTTTACTTCTTATATTATGTTGTACTTTCTTTATTAATTGGTCTTTTG